ACTCCGCTTACTATCGTCTACGCCGATCCGAACACAACCGTCGGCAACCCGGCCCAGAACGTCCCGAACGCGAAGGGTAAGAATATAGGGGAGAGAGCAGACCAAGCGGCAGCAAGAGCCTTTAGGAACGTCCACAACGACTCGACTATTATCCTCCCTGGTAAGAAGGGACAGATATTCGAGACGGACTTCGTTCCCCAGACCTCGAACGCAGGAGACTTCATGGCGGCAATCGACCTCTGTAACAAGTCGATGCTCCGGGCTCTCCTGATACCTTCCCTGATCTTTACGAACGGAGACGGGACAGGTTCGTTTGCTCTCGGACAGGAGCACGCTAAGACCTTCGATAAGATCCTGGACGGGATGCTCTCGGGCTTTATGGAGACCTTGAGAACCGAGCTTATTAAGCCTCTCCTAGCCTACAACTGGCCTAGGTCGGTCTGGAAAAAGGATGGGCTTGGGAAGTTTGGAAAGATGGAACTCTCTCCGGACGAGATCCAAAAAGAGATCGATATCCTCGAAAAAGCAGTGAATATGGGTGCGGTCGATATGTCCGACCTGAAAGACCTCAACGCTATCCGCGATAAGATCCGGATGCCGGCACGAGACACGATCATTAAGCCGCCAGCTCCCGAGGTCGAGTTCGACGAGTTCGGGAACCCGATACCAGCCGCCAGCGACTTCCCTGGAGCCCTCCAGCCAGGAGAGGAGGGGGAGAACGGTCTGGAAGGGGAGAAGGACGATCCTAAGCCCAATGTGAAGCCCGGAGAGGAGCAGGAGTTTAAGCCCTCCCCCCAGGAGCGCAGGAAGCTTTGGGCTCGACTGATGGCGGTTTTCAAAGGCTAATAGCGTTCAACGACAGCTTAGCAGTAGCGGGCCGGTTCCCTTCCCTGGGAGCCGGTCTTTTTATTTGCGTCCTTCCCTGAACATTTGGAGGAGCTTTTCGTAGAGGTGGACCTCCCAGAACCCCTTAGGGCTGGTATTCGAGGGAGCCATGATTGCGTCCTTATCCTCCTCGTTGTGATCGAAATTGTGGAGACAGTGGGCGAGCTCGTGAAAGACTGTCGCTTTGAACTGGGCGGATCCTACGTCGATGGGGGCGACAGTGATCTTTAGGTCGATACCGACTCGAACTTCCCCGTAACCCCAGGGAGTCTTAACGCACTTCCCCGCGAGGTGGGTTGGATCGGACTCGTCAGGGATGCCGATCTTAAGGGAGACCAGGGAGCTTAGGTTCCCAACGGTCGGAGCATGGTCGAGGTATTCCTGGAGGATAGGCTCCAGCTCCGGATCGATGTCGGGCTCTCCTCGACCGCAGGCGGCGATGCCGGAACTGAGGAGAGCTGAGAGGACCAGGAGCAATCTAAAGCTGAACATAAAACCCCCTTTTTCTTAAGCTTATCTTACCGAACCGTCCTCCGGAACGTCTTCACAGCCACCGAGCAGAGCGAGTATATCGGACGCAAGTTCCTTGCAGATGAAGTGCTTACCCGAGGTAAAAATAACCTCTGTCTCCTGATCCGAGACGACTCGAACCGACTCGATAGACGACTTACGGACAGCGATTTTCTCGTCGAAAGAGCGGGTAAGGAAGATAAAGCTTTTCATGGTGTAACTCCGTGTGATCCGTTGAACTTAAAATGCTTATCGGGCTTTTTCGTCAAAACTTTAGACATAAAAAAAGGCCGAATCCTTCCGGCCCATTACCACTTAGTCCTCGTAAGTGGCCATGTCGATCGTCTCGGACAGGCTCTCAAGGAGCCCTTCCAGACGCTCAGTTCCGACCTGGGAGCCGAGGTCGATACTGATATCGTCGGAAGGAGCCGAGAGGATACGGAGTTCGCGTTCGACTTCCAGCTTAACTCCTTCGAGGATGATCCGGTATCGGTCCATACTCTCAAGCTCGGCTTCCTCGTACAGAGCGTAAACGACCTGTCGAACAAACTCCGGAAGCTCCTTCGGATCGATAGTCTTAACGATCGCGGAGAGGCTTTTAAGGAAAAATTCTCGGTTCATCAGTGAGTCTCCCTGGTTTGTAAAAAGACGACGAGACTTCGAACGTACTCGGCTGTCAACGTGCAGTCGATTTCGTCTCCCTTCCGGTTAAAACCGAGGATAACTCCGTTCCCGACATAGACCGGGTGGGGAGAGCCTGTAACGTAAAAGCCGGTCGTGTGGGACTTCATCTGTCCTTCTTCGTCCACGTACAGTTGGTCCTGCTTGCCGATCTTAAGGACTCCCTGGATATAGCCGCCGACCAGGGCTTGCATCTCGGAAAGAGAGTCGGTCTCGCTAATTTCGACGACCTCGACTTTCTTCTCCTTTGAGTTGATAACTAGGGCTCTCATACCGAGCCCTCCACAGCTTTAAGGGCGTCTTCGAGAGTTCGGCAACGGCTTCCGATCTTAATCGGTGCGTAGGACTGGAAGCGTCCCTCGAAGAACTTGAGTTCATCAAACATGCCAGTCGAGTCTCGGTAAATTATCCGATCGAACTGCTTCGGATAAACCTTGAAACAGTAGTCCACGACAGCCATTGCATCGTTGGTCACTGACATTTTCCCTGGCTCATCGCGGTCGATTAAGACCAGAATGCGGCCGTGGAGAGAGGCGTTAAATGCGGAACGGATTTGCACGGGTATTCCCTTTCGGAAGGAGGTTAAAGCCGAGCCCTCGACGTGGGCTCGGCTTGGAGAACTTAAAGCTTTTTCTGAATTTCGGCGAGGAGGATCGAGTCCACCGAAGCCAGATCTTTCAGGAGGATCTTGCGAAGGAGTTCTGCGGCCTCTCCCTCGACTCCGAAGAACCCTTCGACAGTGATCGGAGCAGGAGGAGTAAGGGGGAGTTCTTCGACCTCGACTTCTCCCTGGGCGACGATTTCGACAGGCTGCTTAGCCTTGCTCTCAGCAATTTGATCCTGGAGCTTAGCTTCGCGGGCTGGTATGGAACCCGAGAATAGAGGTCTCTTTCCAGCGGCTTCGATTTCGGCTTTATCAGTAGTAGCGCGAGCAGTTGCTCTTAGGGTTCCAGCTTCCGGTTTAGGAGCTGTCTTACCTTTCGACTTACTGATCTTGGAAGCTGCGACGTAAAGCTTCTGCCAAGCCAGATACTCGTTGTATTTCGAAGCCTTATAGAGAGCTTCGACAGCGACCCAGGTCATGTTGTGGTCGATGCGCATCTTAACCATCTCAGCAACGATAAGGTCGAAATTTGCAGAGTAATCAGTAGCGTTGACTTCGAAAGCAGAAACGGTTGGGAACTTTTTCATGGGTAAATCCTTTGTGCCGGGGGAGTGGTCTGGGGAGCCTATCTCCTGCGACCTACAAAACCCTTATCGGGTATTTTGGATTTTTCTTTAGAACTAAAATTTCGGTTTCGTTAATTATTTACGATGGTTACGAGTATTTTCGATGGTATCTGGCGGCATTCACTACCACTATTCGGCATAGATAGCGATGCAAAATAATTTGCACTTCGCTTATACTCGGAATGACGCGGCCCGGTAAGTATCCGACAACCCCCGATAAGGTATCCAGTAAGGAGGATGCGAAAATGGAGAGTAAAAAATTGCTTAGGTGTCCGTTCGCGGAGGTGGTCGATCCGCCGCTCCCGACTAAGGGCCGGTATCCGAAGGGTTATCCGGAAGGAGCCGTGGTCCACTATACGGCTGGAGCCTATGGGCTGTCGGAGCTAGAGCTTGCCCGACAGGTCGGCTTTACCTACTTCCTCATAGATAAGGACGGGGGTATCCACCAGGGCTTCCCCTTAGACCGTTGGGGTTCCCATGCCGGCGTCAGCTCGTGGCCGTCCCTCGGGCCAGGGAACGTCAGTAAGCGGCTGGTCGGTATCGAGGTCGATTGCGCAGGGGTTGTGACTCCGGACGGCGCCGGGAACTTTACCTCCTGGTGGAAGTCGAGGATACCTCGGGAGGAGGTTCGGATCGTGTACGACGAGGAGAACCGAAAGGCTGGCGCTTATCACATTTACACGAAGGAGCAGGAGGAGAGTTTAACGAGGCTTATTCTGTGGCTTAAGGAGAACAACCCGGAGGTCTTTAGTCTCGATCTAGTTCTCGGTCACGATGAAGTTTCACCGGGACGAAAGACTGATCCGGGCGGCTCTCTTTCAATGACTATGCCTTCGTATCGGCAAGTGCTTCGGCACCAGTGGGCTCTGTCGGAGCCTCGTCGCTCGGCTGCGGATCAGGTAGCGTAAACCATTCAGGCTTAAAATAGGTCTGCCATAGCTCGAACCAGTTCCAGTTCGTCTCTAAGAAGGTCGAACCGAGAGCGGAAATCTTTGGTCTCTCCTCGTCGAAAAACTCGTCATGACTGAATGCGCTCGGCTCGCGAATACCCTTTAAAACAAAGGTCGCCCAGTCCCACACGGATACGTTGCCGAGTGGAGAGCAGTGATGAATAACCGTCTCCTCTGCATTGAACATCCTCTCCAAATTAGAGACCAGGACAGACGCAAGCCACAGCGTAGGCGTTGGTGTGACTAGGTTCCGAGGGAGCCTGATCCGAGTATCCGACTCCTGTCCGAAGGAAGCCAGTATCCGACCTGGAAAGGTTTTATCGGGCTTGTGTGTTCCGTAGAGAGAGCCGACTCGAACGATAGCTGTGTTCGGTCGGTTCGCGTGGAGGATATACTGCTCCGCTTTCGCTCTAATCGAAGCGTATTCCGAAAGGAACTCCTGAGTGACAGCGTTCGGGTTCCCTGGATCGTTCTCGTCTGCAACGTAGTCGGTCGAGAAGATGATAACCTTCGCGTCCACTCGCGCCGACGCAGCCACCAGCTTCGGAGCATTGCCGTAGATCAGTCTCGCGCTCTCCGGATCGTCCTTAGCTTGCTGCACCGAGCCCTGTCCGACGCAATACCAAATCACATCGTAATCGTCTCGGGCTAGCGTTGCTCGAAGCGCGTTGAGGTCTCTCACGTCGAGCCCTTCGGAGAGGGACACAAGGTCAACATTCCTTCTCTCTCCGCTCTGTCGGATCACCTCATTCTTAATGTCGATACCTAAGTTCCCTGCTCCCAAAATCAGATGCTTCATTTCGTACACTCCATGATGATATCGCGTTGATAAGGTCGAGCTTCGATTTCGCGCAAAGCATCGTGTTCGCTATTGTGATACTCCTCCATAAGGAGGTGAGAGAACCCAAGCTCACCGAGTATCATACCGAGTTCTTCGGTATCGTAAAGGAACTGATGCCCCCACAGTCGCATGGCTTCGTTGAAGAACTGAGCGTTCGACTTCGGCTCCCAGGTTCCCGGCCATTGATTTATTTTTCCTTGCTGATACCAGATGCAGAGCATGTGCAGGTCGGGAGTCGAGAACCGCATGACTCCCCCTTTTTTCAAGACTCGAAAGCACTCCTTAAAGAGAGCTATTCCTTCGTCTCGTGTAAGGTGTTCGATGAAGTGCTCGTGATAAATGTAGTCAACCGTGTCGCTTTCCTCTGGTATAGGTGAGCGAAGGTCGAATACGATTCTCATCGGCCCTGGTTCGATGTCCATGTTCTTCCACGTCGGTAAGATAATCTTTCCGCAACCCAGATGGAGCTTAAGCATAATGACCCCTCAACTCGTATTACAAAGAAGAATACAATGGCGATAAACCAACAAACTATCTCTAATCTGATAAAGATGCTAGGGAGTCGCGAGTCGGCTGGCGTTATCCGCATGGCTAAGAAGGTCGATGCTTTAGAGCGCAAGTGGCAGAACGAAATGGCCGAACACATTCGAGAGTTCACGAAGGAGTGGATGGAGAATGCAGCCGAGACAGGTCGGCTCCGACTCGACTTCGTTGACTTCGTTCCGATCCTTATGGAGCACTCCAGGGCCATCACAATCGCTGGTATCGAGTCCACGAAGGAAGTAAGGCCAGTCCGAGCGCACCGTCTTGCACAGGCTCCTAAGGCGGCTGTGCCGAAGTCCTTCCGAGAGCTTCGCGTCTGGTGGGACGCTTATCGGAAGCGGAATAAGATACCTCCCCGACAGCTCGCTATCGCTGAGAGACTTCGGACAGCTTACGTGCAGAAATGTCAGGAGGTCTGGCGCGCAAATGCCCAGGACTTCCTATCCGGTATTACGGCTAGTAAGACAGAGGCCGTCCAGGCAATTATGAAGGGTGCCGATGTTGTCGTAAGTCGTGGTAAGATGATCGTCGAGACCGAGACCACGCATTACTTCAACGAGGCTCGGAGAACGGTTTACGACCAATCACCCGATGTGACTCACTATCTTTTTGTAGCTGTCCGCGACCATGCGACTACAAAATGGTGTAAATCCCGACAGGGTTTGGTGTACGCTAAGGGCGATCCACTTTTAGACAAAGAGACGCCTCCGATTCACTGGAACTGCCGTTCGGAACTCCTGCCGCTAACGCCTGCGAACCCCAACCATCTCAGGCTTATCGAGGATAAAAAACGATCGCGGCGTAACAATAGTCCGGAAAAGCTTCCCCCGGAATGGACGGCGAAAGTCAGATAGGAGACTCGAATGCTCGTAAGACTGAGAGAGACCGGCGCTATATTCGATCACACCGCTCGCGAAGGAGACTCCGAGGGCTCGGTCGAACGTCGGGCAATGCTCGTATACGCGGGGAAGTTCGAGTCGATGGACGGGGAAGTAACGGTCACTCCTGCGCAGCTTAGCGCCCTGGTCGAGACTCACAACGGCCTGATGGGGAAGGTTAAGAGACTGGCTTCCGGAGAGGTTCCACTTAAGAACTACCCTCCTGTCCAAGCAGACCACTCCACGAGCGCGTGGGACACTGTGGGCCGAGTTATCGGAGACCTCGAACTCGACTTCTACGAGAACGAAGACGGAGACCAAGTTCCGGCCATCTTCGGGAATGTGCGGTTCCTCGGTAAGGACAACGTGGAACGTGTTAAAGACGGTCGCTGGACGCATCTCTCCGTGGGTGCCGACTTCGATAAATCTAAGCTCTCAGAACTCACCGTCACCCCATTCCCAGCGGCCAAAGGCGCGAGTCTTTTAAAGCAGGGCGAAACCAAAGTTGATCCTGAAAAGGACGACGACGACGATAAGGAACAAGTCGATATGAATCGAGCGAAGCTGAAAAAGTATCTGATGGACACGAAGAAGATGTCCGAGAAGGACGCCGACGAAGAACTCGATAAACTCTCGGCGGACGACAAAAAAGAAGACCTCGACAAGCTCTCGGCGGAGGAGGATGAGCACGGGAAAAAGCTCTCCGCTGAGAACACTGAGAAGGAGGAAAAGGAGAAGAAAGAGAAGGAGGAAAAGCTTACCGCTGCTCGTACCGAACTCACTCGACTCTCGACCGACTTCCGGGCAACGCACGATGGTGCACGTCTGGCCGCTGCGAAAGGTCGTATCCTTACCCGTCTTTCGAAGCTCCGCTCCGAGGCTAAGGTCACTCCAGCCGAAATCAAAAAGCTCGACATCACGAAGCTCGCGGCGTCCTCTCCGGATGCTATCGAAGCAGTCCTGGCAACCTACGAAGCTCGCGAGCCAGTGATCCAGGTCGGACAGATAGGCTCGACGAAATCGGAACACCTCTCGGCTGTCCAAGCTAAGACTCGGATGAGCCGACTCGAAGCCGAGACTCGTGCGAATATGCCCCTCCTCGCGAAGATGGATAAGGGCCGCAGACTGTCGGAAGGAGGAGCACCGACCGACGCTCCTGTCCCGGCTGTCCACGAGGAGCCGAACCAAACCCTTACCTTCGACGCAGAGTATACCCACATCTGTCAGATGATCGACCAGGGGAACGGCGTTGGCGCGAAGGATGCTCTTAAGGCCCTTATTCAACGGATGGCCAGCGGAGCCGCTGCCGCTGATGGAGCCGACACCAACACACTCGAAACTGAGAACCAACTCTCTGCGCTCTCTGCGGCTGTCGAGAAGATGCAGACTCAGTTCGATGGTATCGTGAAGCTAAGCAGTTCTCTCGTCGGCGCTTAATCGCTCCGAGGCTTAGAACTTTCGAACTTAACCTTTGATCTTGGAGGAGCCCGACCGATGGGTGCAATTGGAGCAGCTTTTAACGGCAACATTTTTTCGAAAGACAACCCGATCATCATCGCGACGAACCGTGCGTCAGCGATCCTTAATCCGGTCCGTCTGCGCTACAACGCTTCTGGTTATCCAGCCGGAACGGTGCTTGCGCGCAACACGACTGACGGCCTTTTCGAACGCTATAACGATGGCGCTTCGAGTGGTCTCAACACTGCGTCTTGCATCCTATTCGAGCAGCATCCTATCGAGGACTTCGATGGATCAGGCGCGACAGGCTCCTGCATGGCGGTGGGTATCTTCGGCGGTTGTACTGTGTTCGAGGCGAAGCTCCTAGGGCTCGACGCGAACGGAAAAACAGACCTCGGCGGAAAGTCCATCATCGACGCGACGGGCGTTACAACACTGAAGTTTTAAGCGGGACGCTTAGGCGCGTCACCCGACGGAACTATCACAATTTATGGAGGCTTGGCGTCCCAAATGATGAACTTGTTTTTCACCAACGAATACACCGAAGTTATTCAAAAATTGATCAAGGAAGTGGTCAACGATCCGACGACTTATATCGGCTCGAAATACCTTCCCTCGGTCGCTCTCCCTGTCTCGCGAGTACGCACTGAGGTCATCGAAGCCACTGGCGGTATGACCAACGAGCACTTGCCCGGTACGAACCCGAAGTACATCCAGTCCTTCGGAACCCGAGCGCAGGAATACTCTCCTCCGTTCTATAAGGAGGTCATTCACTACGACGAAACGCGGATTCTTTATCTGCGTGAACTCGGCTCGAATGGCCGCAACGTGCGCGGTGTGCAGCAGTACATCGACCTCGATATCGACCGTCTTAACCGACGTATCGAGACTCGTATCGAGTATCAGCGTTGGCAGTCGATCTTTAACGGTGGGTTCTCCTGGATGGGTAAAGCCATCTCTTTCGGAACTCCGTTGAAAAATCGGACTGTCCCTGTCGGAGCTGTCTGGTCGTCTGACGGTATCAACGCAAACAACTCCGCGAACCCCATTATCGACCTTCGATACTGGATCATGGGCGGACTCGATGCGTTCCGTAAGTACAAGATCACTGGCATCGTGATGAACCCGAACACAGCCCGTTGGCTCCTGGATAACGCGAACACTCGCGCTTATCTCACCAGCTACGGCGCGAACCCTTCAATCGGTGGATACGACGTAAATAAGGTGCTCCAGTTCCTTATTCCCGGTCTCCCGAATGTCGAGGTTTACAACGGAACTTGGATGGACGAGAGCATCGACGCTAACGGTCACATCACCGTTACCGACGCTCAGTATTTCATCCCGGACGGAAAGATCTTTTTCGAGTGCTCTCTCCCTGGCAACGATAAGATCGGTGAGTTCGTTCAGACGGTCAACCTTGCGTCAGGTTCGATCGACAACCCAGGCTTCGGTAAGTTCCTCGTTGTCGAGGATAATACCGCAGCCGGTACTAAGGGCGGTCCCTCGAACCCGTACCTCGACCTCGTTGGTGGTGTGTACGGCGGCGTGAAACTCGACCGTGGCTTCGACGTTCTGACTGCTACGGTAGTCTAAGAGCGAGTGGTGTGGCCATGAATTGCTAAAGCTGGAGCCCTGCATTTAGTGGGGCTCCAGCCCCAAAAGGAAAAGGATTTTTAAGATGAGCGATGCAACAAAAACTCCCGGCCCGACCGGCCCTATCGCCTCCGATATGACCGCTGCTCCCGACGCTGCTAAGTCTCAGCTCGTTCAACCTAGCGCGAAAAAAAAGGTCAAGATCCGCGCACTCCGCGCAATCGCAATCGATAACTTAACTCTCTCTCCTGGTTCGATCGCAGAGGTCGATGAGGAGACAGCCGCAGAATATTGCGACCGTTCTTTCGATGGTGGCTACGCCTTCGCAGGAGAGCGCGGGAACTCGACAGCCGATAAGTTTAAAATCGTTCGTGCAGAACGTGTGGCTTAACCTTCGTTGAGTCTGTTTTTACTGGAAGCATTAAAGGGAGGTGGCCTTCTGCTCCCTCCCATTTTTTTAAGGTAAACCGATGCCGCAGTACATCACGTTCGAAGACGTTCGCTTGCGCCTTATCGGAAAGGTGCAGTTCACGACCGATGTAAACGACGATAATAAGATGCTGCAGGCGTTAGCCGAGCGTCTTATCGATGAAGCCGAAGGAGTCGTCGAGTACGACCTCTCTCCTCGATACTACGCACCGTTTCAGACTGATGCGGAAGCTCCGTTCGCGGATCTTTCCCTAAATCCAACGAAGCAAATCCTTAAGACTCTCTGCGAGCTCAAGGCCGTCGAGCGTATCCTCGAAACTGATTTCGGGAGCGGTACGGCTGTGCAGGGCGATAAATATATGAAGTCGGTCGCGGATCGATATAAGACCATGACCGAGAACCTTCTCGCGAAGAAAAAAGACGGCGCCACGGACTCCCAGGGCTGGAAGTATCCTCCTCTCCCAGGGCTCCGCTTGAACTATATGAACACCGCCGCTGACGACGGATATATGGGTTCGGTTATCGTTGCAAACGGGTCGGACTCTCAAGGATACGCTCGTGGACAGGTCAACGATCCTGCGTTCAACTTTTGGAACGGGTGGAATGGCTGGTGAGCATTGAGATCGAATTTAAATTCCCTGATTGGGTCGAGAAGGTCGGTCGAAATACCGAGCGGATCAACCTATTCATCGCTGCACAGGTGCAGACGAACCGGGGTTTATTATTCGACTCAGAGGGCTCTCACAACGGGCATAGTAAGTGGGCTCCGCTCCGATTTAGACAGGGCCAAATCCTCTCTCAGAGGGGAACGCTCCGCAAGTCGATAGCTCCTTCGAAAGCGAACGGGACTCCCGGCCCAGACGGTATCGTCCAGTTCGCGGGAGACACGATAACAGTCGGAACGAAGCTCCTTTACGCTCGGATGATGAACGATGGAACTGAAAAGCTCCCAGGTGGGGTTCTAAGGCCGAAGAACGCTAAAGTCCTCCGGATACCTCTCCCCCAGGGAAAAAGCGCGAATGAGCACGCTAGGAAGCTCTCCACAGGGACAGCCGAGAAGGTTATCAGTCGAGCCCGTGACGGTGTGGCCACAATCGAGCAGCGGATCAACGCCACGAGAGCCCGGTTCTCGAAGACGAAATCGGACAGCGGCTCCCGAGCTATGGCCATCCAGGAAAGACTCGATAAGCAGCTCGACGCGAAGCACAAAGCGCAGGCGAAGGTCGAGAAGGCGGAAGCCCGACGGAATAAGATCCTGGCGACCGGAGTCGGGGGAGACAAGTTTATCTTTCGGAAGTGGGTTAAGATCCCTGCTCGAAACTTCGACGAGTGGAACCAACAGGATCAGCAAGAAATCGACGGAGCCCTTCTAAATCTAATCGCAGGAATATTGAATGAGTGAGCGCATAGATACCCTTGTTTATTCGACTCCGACCGAGCCCACGACGAAGGAGGAGTTCGAGACTCTTTTCCTTACCGGGCCTGCGGAGTTCCTTTGCCTTTCGATTGCGGAGCAGCTTCGGATCGATCCAGTCTGGTCGGTTCTTTTCGGAGGAGGAGACTTTATCGATGGTTATAAACGCATGGACTATTCGATGCGCGCTCTCCCAGCGATCAGAATATATAACGATAACTTTAAGAAGGACTTCGAGTCCTGGTTTATCAATGGCTATATTAAAATCGATCTTATCTTTCCTGCGAATATTCGACGGAAGGAGACGCAGCAAATACCGGATACCATCTGTGCTGCTCTCCTCCAACAGTTCCGCAGACAGTCGTTTTTCAATGCTATATCGGCCCGAGTTCCAGGACTAAACGAGCTTGGGAAAGTGGTCGATTGCGATAAGGCTCTCGCGTTCGAATGGCAGGAGGATATGCTCGTTCCCCTGATCCAGTGCATGGTCAACTTTAAGCTCGATTTAAGGGCTTGGGACGACTACATGGAGAGCGATTATCGGACGAAAGACGAGCCTTTCAGTCGTCCACTCGGCGACCTAGAATCGCTCTTTACAACCATTCAGGCGCTTAGAGATGACGGTTCGGAAGAACTTATCGTTAGCTCCGAGCAAGTGATAGAACAAGATCCTTAACGACGGAGGTATTGCAGCATGGCGTTGACCAGCATCGGTTCTCAGAAAACCCCAGGCAGACCAGTGGAAATTACATTCGCTGGTGAAACTGGACTCCCATCGGACGAGCAGGAAGTCTTATTGATCGCTCACGCGGAAAGTGGTGCGACCGGCACGAACACCGTCGTCAACATCAATAACGTAGCCGATCTTAAAGCCGCGTCCGGAGAGGTAGCGGCTAAGTTCGGAGACGGTTCCGAAGCGGCTAAGATGGTCCTCGCGGCTGTCAAGGCGAACGAAGGTAACGGAACCTTTCCTCGTCTGAAAGTCGGTGTACTCGACTCCGCAGAGACTGTGATTCCTGTCCCTCTCCAGAACGCGATTAAGGCTGTAAAAGCCGAGTTTGTAGTCTCCTGCTACGACCTCGACTCCGACAGCGCGAGCCGAACTGTCCTTAAGGATATGGCGAACGCGATGTCAGGCCCTCAACGTGTGCAGAACAATCAGTTCGGAACCTTCGGCGTCGGTGCTTCGATGTCCCAGGTGGATCCGTCTGCGTTGTTTAAGATGGACACCCAGTTCCTTATCGGCGTGTGGAAGCGTGATACCGGATCAGGGGATCAACTCTCGACTTACTCGGTCGGGGAAGTTGCTGCCGCTGCCGCTGCTCGCATGGCTTCGAACGGGGTTCCTTATAACCCGCTCGACGACGTTTCCATCCCTGGTATTCCTGCTCCTAAGAAGGTCGAAGATTGGCCCTCTGTCGGTGCCGGATTGGAGTCGGAAGCCTGTCTGCAACAAGGTTGGACTCCGCTCTTCGTTAAGCCTAACGAGGAGGTCGCCTTCGTCCGTACTGTCACGGGTCGGCTCTCGGCGGATGGAACTGGAACTCCGGTCGTGACTGCGTATTACGATGTGCAGGACTTCCAAGTCCTCTACTTCTGGCGCAAGACTCTCTTCACTCGGTTCTCTCAGCCCGACTTTAAGCGTACCAAGGCTTCCGAGGATGTTGGTCTCAACATCAAGGCCGAAGCGATCCGATTGGCCGTTCAGTTCGAGACGCAGAATATGTTCCAGGCTGTCCAACAGCTCGCGAAAAAATTCCTGCTCAAACGCAACGTGTCCGACCGACACCGCTTCGATTTGAAGACGCCGGTCAACGTCATTCCGGGCCTTCACGTCATCGCGACCAACGTCGAAGCTACGACAGAGTTCGATGTAATTTCGATCTAACATCGGGCTTCCCAGGAACGCCTTTAAGCCGAAAAAAGGAGACGAAAGTTGTCAACTAGATACGCCGACCGAGCCTTTATTTCCATCAACGGAGCCCGACTTGCCGACATACAATCGGCATCTCTTAAGCAGACGAAGAACGCCCGAGCTGTCCCGACGATGACTCCGGACGGCTTTAACCGTGGCTTCGTGCAGGGCAACACCGACATCGACATCACGTTTACTCTCGCGGTGCTTAATCAGCTTGCGCGTCCGAAGCTGGAGGGAATAGACTTCGAGACTAACGACGTGCAGCTTACCTTCGTCTGTGGAGCTGACCAGTACGTGTGTACTGGCCTTTTCAACAAGGACACAGACGACAGTGCAGGAGGTATCGGAGATGAAGTGAAAACCACGTTCAACTTCGGAGCCCTCCGCATCACCGACGCGGTGGGGAACTCCGTTCTTTTCAACCTGACTTTATAAGACTTAGGAGAGCGAGATGGATCAGGATATGCAGCAGATTGAAGCGATGCGAGCCGGGGTATCTTACAGGTTCCCGATTAAGGTTCGAAACTTCGAGTTGGATGTCCGTCCTCTCGCTCTTATGGAGACGGTATCGGTTGCTCAAAAGGTCGCCGAAGCTATGAAGGGTGTTCCGGAGTCGGCTCGAAATCGGCTTACGGAACACGCTTTTCTCGCTAAGTTCACGCTCGAACTCGCTTCGACTTCGGACGTGGATAAGAACGATCCTCGGATCACGTCTTACGTTTTGGATCGCTTCACCAACGACGAAATCATGGCTGTCTTTAAGCAGTACGTTTCGATTGTAGATCGGGCTAATCCTGTCTTAGACTTTATGAGCCCTCCCGAGATGGAGGGACTGATCGACCACTTAAAAAAAAACAGGACGGAAACGTCCTCCGAGGAATGGGACTCTCAACTGATCGAGCTATCTTTCTCGCAACTGGTGAGTCTGGTGCGCTTTTATCTGACCAACGACGACTGACATCGGGCCAAGTGGTTTGGTGGGTTGCCCATGCTGTGGTAAGCGGTAAGCTTCAATGGCAATCGGTCAAGGGAGCCCACACATGAGCGATCCAGTACAGGTATCAGTCCGGTCGTCTTTACAGTCCATTATCGACGAGCTGGAGAAGGTAAAAAAGGCCGCTAAGGAAGTCCAAGAGACGTTCGAGGATACCGGGAAAGGTGTCGAGGACGGGCTTAAGGACAACACGAAAAAGGTCGATACGTTCTTCGGTTCTCTCCGAAGCCTCTCTCGTCGCGTCGCGGATCAACTTCGCGGCGACTTCAAATCACTCGTTGCGATCAACGCAGTGTCCGACTCCCTCAAACTCTCGAACCAATTTAAGGGCTCTATCACAGAGACCGTTACCCTTTCGGATAAAGTCCGAAAGCTTGGTACTACGTTTGGTATTGCAAAAGATCAGTTCTCCTCTTTCCAGTCCTTCATAACGTCGGGCCTTGGCGATATCGGAATGAGTTCTGATGTAGCATCCAGGACGCTTGACGGTCTTTCAAAAACAAGGGTTCGTGGAAAAGAGAACATACTGGCATATTCAGCCGAAGCTGGAATGCTGGCATCTATCTCTCAAGAATCCGGTAAAGAAGGACAGATCGCAAAAGGTCTTGCCGACGTGACTCAGGCTCGCGGTGGGAATGTAAATGATCAGGCGCAGCTTGGAGCCCTATCTGAGTCTCTTCGAAAGGTGTTCGTCTCCACCGGCCAAACACCAACCGAATCTATCGATGCGATGAAAAAGATTTTCACCGCTATGCCGAAAGACCTACGAGCTAAGATCGGATCGGAAGGACTGGCAAACCTTGCGACCGTCGGCGCTGTTGGAGGGCCTAATGCTACGAAATATTTCGAGCAATACGCTGCGATGTCTCCGATTAAACGCATGGCTCTCGATGCTCAGGGCGGTGGAAATCTTTTCAGCGATAAGGGTATCGACCTCGATAAGCTTGCCTCATTTATCGATAGCGTCAGCGCCAGGACTGGTGGTGATCCTAGAATGGGCCTTACGACAGCCGGTATTGACGAAGATGCGGCCGAAGGTCTGGTTAAGCTCCGAGAGAGCCTAGATGAAGTTCGTAAGGCTCTCCAAGCCGGTAAGGGTATCCAGGGCACCCGAGAGGATCAATACCGTGACACAAAGGGCCTTAGCGAAGCTTTTAAGGCCAACTTCAACCAATTTAAAAAGCTTATAGCCACTCCATTGGCCGCTATCACCCAGGGCGCGACAGACGCTCTCTCAGCGACCTCAGAATCGACCGCTGGCTCTGCGGCTGTCGTTGCTGGTGGTGGTCTCCTAGCCGCTCTTCTCGCTGGTAAAGGGCTTAAGGGAGTCGGGAAAGGTATGGGTATCGGAGGGCTGGCCACTACCGCTGCTAAGACAGCCGGAGCCGAAGCTGTGCTTGGGGAAAAGACCATCCCTGTCTACGTCACGAATGCTTCCGAAATCGGTGGGGGAGGTATCGGTGATGCTCTCGGAGCCGCAGGAGGAGCTGCTGGAGCGGCAGGGGGAGCCGCTGCTATGGCCAAAAATGCAGGTATGGTCGGGCTTGCTGCTCTTGTCGGAGTCGGTATCGGTAAAATCATCGAGCCCTACGTCAATGGAGCCCTGGAGAACACTGAAAAGCAGAACTATGGCGGCATGGAGATGAACCTGGGAGACCGGATCGGGTACGTCATGGATAAAATGATCGGCGGAGATATGTCGAAAGAACTAGACCAAAAAGAATATAACCGCAAATACGGTGGGAAGGTCGATGGAGTTCCTGCAAAAAAACTCGTCCCGACTGATAAGATCCAGGAAAATAAAGAAACGATCCGAGAGAAGACCGTTAAAGAGACAACGAGCGTCGTCCAACCTACGAATAACCCGTTCGGAGGAAACGCCACTAGGATTGTGATCGAGACGAAGGAGCCGAACCTAAAGGCTCGGACTAAATCACCAAGTCAGGGAGCATCGAACTAATGCCAAAGTTTGACATATCGGACTTAGCGGACTTTTCGCGGATCACCCAGGGCGCTCTCGGGAGCTTTAATAGCCTTATCGGTGGCCGCGATCCGAAAGAGTGGGATATCCGAGAGGCTTCGTTCAACGGGGTCAAGTTCCACGTTTTTAACCTCTCGAAGACGAACTCCTTCTCGGCTGTCAACGGCGCTCCGCAGCCCGACGAAAAGACGGTGTGGGACGGAGCTGTCTCTCGGTTCGCGGACTTCTCGGGCCGAAGGAAGGTCAAGTATTCCTTCCCGTACCGAGACGGACAGACCACGGACGACTTAGGCCGGATGGGGGAGACCTTCGAGGTCGATGCTCTGATCCACGGGCCGCGCTATATGGAAGGATACCAGCGGCTCCTTAACGAGTTTAATAAGCCGACTCCAGGGAAGCTTATCCATCCAGTCCGAGGGGAACTCGATTGCGTAGTCGAGCAGGTCTCCCATATCCACCAGCACGACCAGCGCAAGGCCGTGGCTCTCCGGATCGTCTTTACCGAGCACAACTTTACCGTGGGGAGTATCAACGCCCTCCGAGACAGTTCGGTTAAGTCGAGCCTGACGAAAGCCCTCGAAGTCTTTAAGGCCATCGATAGGGCTGTCGCCCGAGTGGAGGGAGCGATCCTCCTGGCACGGGGTATTAAGAACCTCGTGAACTCGTACCTGGCACTTTACAAACGAGACTCGGCTCGAACCCTTACCCGGATGAATGTGACCTTTAACTCGAACGGGACGAGCACGGATATACCGGCCCTGCTTCCCCAGAACATCGGCGGCTCGGGTATCGCTACCTCCGCAGCCGGGGGAGCCTCTGACGGTCGGGTTCCGACTCTCGGGAGTATCGATCCTGTCACGGGGAGACCGACCGGAACCACCATCGGCTCTCAGACAGCGATCACAGCCGACGAGAACTTCGTTGTCGTGCGGTCGATAAGCGATCCTTTCAACGGTATTCCTGTCGCGGATCTTTCCTCGACCACTCTGATCGCTGTCGCGATAACCGAGCTGACGAAGGAGGTGCAGGCCCTTCGAGACCAAGCCACTCAGATCATAAAAGCAATCGAAGGAAACGGCGCTGCTCTCGAACTCTACGACACGATTTTAGAGATGAGACAGACCGTAATACTGACTCAGGACGTGCTGGAAAAAGGCGCTGCGTCCTCGAATGCGCGTATCGTTTCCTTCACAGTTAAGCGGGTGATGAGCCTTAGAGAAGCGGCTTTTCTGAACGGTCTCTCTCCGAACCGTGTGCAGGAGTTGGACATACTTAACCCCGAGCTTGCGTCGATAAATTATATCGAGCCGGGCACTGTCTTAAGGATTCCATCGTCATGAGTTTAAGCATCTTTCCGAACTACGATACTCCGAGCTTCGGTAAAATCGGCGGCCTCTCGATAAGTAAAACCATCGAGCAGGACGGTCGTTTCCCACCGGTCACGCTCTCGGTAAAGCCTCTCGAAAACGTGCAGAAACAAAGTGCGAGCGGGAAGCTCACGTCCGAGGGACTTATCGGCTCTCAGCTCTCGGTCGCGAACGTAAACCTTACGCGGTTCCTTTCCTACACCTTCACCAGCTCGGTTCTGATACCAGTGGACTCCTTCTCCTTCGAGTTCGTGGCTCCGGATGGACCTCCTCTCTACGAGCAGATAAAGGACGGAGACCTCGCGGTTATCAGTGCCAACGGCGTGACGATTGCGACTGGTATTATCGACACTTTAGAGGTCGAGACCGACGCCGAGCAGGGGGAGAGAGGCTTCGTGCAGGGCCGCGACCTGATGGCCCAACTGGAGGATCAGGACGCAGTATCAATGGACTCCAGCCCGATATGGGCGAACTCCTTCACGGTTATCAACGGGGTTCGGAAGTTCCTCGATAACACCAGGATCACGAGCTTAGTCGCTAAGGGCTCTCTCCCGTCCTCGACTTACCTTCTTGCCACCGAACCAGGGGAGAGCAAGCTCGCAGCCCTCCAGCGCTTCCTGGAGCCTCTAAACTGCGTTGCCTGGATGGCCGCCGATGGAGCTTTAAACATTGGGAAGCCCGATATGTCCTCGGAGCCGAGAGGAGCCCTGATCCTTTCGAAGTCGAAGCGTCTGTCGAACGTCCTATCGATGAGAGCGACCAGGAGCGCGACCAGTATTCCTAACGCGATGGTTCCTATTTGGGTGGGCCAGGAGACAGTGGTCGACCGTGTTCCGAAAGAGCAGGTCATGATGAATGCGGCCGAGCGTCCTTCTCGGCTTTTTAAGCTTGGGCATAGGGTTCCGAAAAGCTGCGTTGTCTCGTCTCCGACTGCTCCCGATCCTCAAGGGCTCTCGGACATCAACGCAATTAAGGTCGGAGGATCGAAGCTCCTCGAAGCCTACGCGAAGCGAGAGCTTGCTCGTCGGAACGTGCAGGAGCTTATCGTCCAGGCCGTAGTTCCAGGCCACTATAACGAAGCCGGAGAGCCCTTCGTTGTCGATACGATTTACTTCATCGAGTACGACCGGGGGAACGTCTACGAAAAGATGTACCTATACCAGTGTGATTACGAGCTGACGGAGAAGGGCGGCCAACGCACAAACCTCTATTTTTGTAAGTTGGGAACGATAGTTTCTGACGTGAAAGCGCCATGAATGATGCTGATTTAAAGCGGTGGGTTCGCGAAGAGATCCAACGTCAGCTTATCGTTATTCAGAACGGTCAAGCAGGCGAAAACACTTCTATGACCGAGACTATCGAGAACCTTTATCCAGGTTCTCCCTCGATACCCGAGCGTCCTGTGATGCACCCTTTCGGCTTTGTGTCGCGAGCTAAGCGGGGAGTCCTTTCGGTTATCGGTAAGATCGGAGCGGATCCATCGAACCGCATGACTCTCGGCCATCGCGACTCGAAAAGGCCCGAGGTCGAGGAGGGAGAGTCGGGTATTTATTCCTCGGAGGGGTACGAGCTCCGTGCGATGCTCGATGGACTTCGAGTGGTAAAGGGAGACCAAAAATACGCTCTGCTCCTGGGAGACGAGGTGATTACGTTCCTCGGTAAGCTTATCGATGTGCTGGTTATCCACACGCACGGTCCACCGGGTACACCTCCCTCGAACGCCGCGGACTTTACGCAACTTAAGACAGACGATCTAGCAGGGACGACTCTGCTCTCAACGAAGGAAGGAGGGTTCGGATAATGCCTTTAGTCGGAGCAGGAATGGGAGACGCCATCAAGGCAAAGATAATCGCAACGCAAGCCGAAGCTCCTGCGTCAGCGGACCTCGATCCGTTCTGCGCTGCAATCGGAGAGGCTATCGTCGAGTATCTGACGGCTAACGGACTGGTTATTATCCCTGCGAGCGCGATCGTAACGAGCGGTTCGGCAGCGACTCAGACAGGGCCGGCGGCACCGGTACCACTTCAAATCACGTAAGGGAGAGAGCATGGCACAGAACTGGGACATCAACGAGAGAACTGGCGATTATGTGATGCGCGGCGGCGCACCGTTGCAGACCGACAGCCTTAGAATACCGGCTTATAACCGGCTTAAGGTGAAGCGTACGCAGTGGATGTATGCTCCCGATGTGAACTACGGTTCCGACTTCTTTCGACTGAAAAAGAGACAGACCAACACCGACACGAGCGCGGTCGAGAACATCGCGGCCCGAGGTCTCCAGCCTCTCGCGGACGACCAGCGAGCGCAGCGGATCGATATAGACTTCGACGCAGTAGCTCGGAACGGAGTTGGTCTTAAGATAAAGATCGTTTCAGCGCAGGGAACCGCAGAAGAACTTAACCTAAACCCACTCGGAGCATAACGGAATGGCCCTCAATTATAAGACGCCGGAGCAGTGCGCAGACCAATACCTTGAGCATTTAAAGTCTTTAAAGCCCGAGGTAAACACCGACCAGACCGACTCCGATTGGTGGATACGCGGACAGGTTGTTGGTGGTGTTGTCTCCGGTATTTACGCGGATCAGGCACGTATCGCGAACGATCCTTTCCCCCAGTCGGCTCGACGCGAAGGTCTGGAAAAGTCCCTGATAACGTACTTCGGGAGTGGCTTCCGTGATGCAACGCAGGCCATCGGAACTGTCCGACTCAGCGGCGCCACCGGCTCCAGCTTCCCGGCTGGTACGCAGCTCGAATACGAAGCCAACGGGAACCTTTACGCAGCGACCGAGACCATAAACTTTGGAACAGCGGCAACGGCGAACGTACCCGTCCAGTCTCTCGCGACAGGCCAGAACCAGAACCTCCTCGAAGGAGCTGTCCTTACCATCCCGAGCCCTCCCGCTGGCGTGGCTTCGACGGCTTCGGTTATCAACGGGAATATATCGGACGGTCGGAACATCGAGTCCACCGACGAAGGAGCGGCCCGAGTCCTGACGCAGATACGGAGCCCTCTCGCTGGAGGGAAGGTCTCGGACTACCAACAGTTCGCCATCAACGCTGATCCGGCTGTGACCTCTGCGACCGTGGCCCGATACCCTTTCGGTCTGGGAACTGTCGGCGTCGTGATCACGGCTGGAACGACCGATATAGACTCGGCCCTAGACAACGGTGATCCGATCATCCTGATACCCTCTGACGACCTCGTGGAGCGTGTGCAGGAGTATATCGAGACTCAGAACCCCCTTACCGACTGTGCCTACGTTCTAAAGCCCGCTTCGGTGCCGGTCGATGTTGTTGTTTCGGTTCGGTACGCCCAGGGCAACGGCTCGACGATAAACTCGGGCCAGACGCTGACGCAGGAGGAGCTGGTACGCCGGGAAGTGCAGCGCGCAATCTATAAGACTCCTCCTGGTGGCCGGAAGTTCGGAGCCACAGGGTACGTTGTCGCAGCCGAAATCGAGGAGGTTATCGATCTAAACCTCTCCGCGAGCCCTTACGCTATCGGGGAAAAGGCGCAGATAATCACCGACAGACAGGTGGCAAACCTTACGGTTACAGGGGCAAACCGCTCTCTCCTCGGGACGCAAGTCGCGTTCCCTGGAACGATTAACGTCATCACATTGAGTTGAGCGATGCCTAAATTTCTGAATAGGAACGAGATATACCGGCTCCTCCAGCGGGAGCTTCCCGAGGGGGTTTATCCTGACGGAGCAGCGTCGGCTTACTTCTCGACCGCCGATATGGCTTCGGTGGCCGATGTTGCAGCGACTGGATACGCGAACCTCGAACGGATCTACGAGAACTATTGGCCGCAGACCTCCGACGAGAGGATCACCGATTGGGAAATCACCGCTTTCGGCTTCCCCCTCGTTGCGTCCCTGTCTCTCGCTGAACGCCGCGACCGTGTTGTGGTTAAACTTCGAGCGAAAAAAGGGATTACGAAGGGTGATATTAAGGAAGCAGTGCTCGGTATTATCGGCTCCGATAAGGATGTCGAAATCGTCGAATGGAACTGCTCGGGTGGAGAGTTTGGAGCATGGCAATTAGGTGTTTCATTGCTCGGATACAACACGTATCTTGGCAACTACAACATGCTTACGGTGACGGGTGATGGCGCTTGCGACATCAATCCAGCGGACTACGGACTTACGCAGGAGGTGTGGGACGGTATGAAAAAGCAGGCTTATACCTACGAGGTTAAAATCTTCGGATACACTCTCAGTCCGTCCGAGTACGAGGCTCTCGATACTGCTTTAATACCAGCGGAACCGGCTCGATCCGGACACTTGATTTCGGATAACCAAACCCACGTCGTATAAAGGTTGCAACGGATATGGCCAACTCTAGCATCAGTTTCTATAATTTTTACTTTCGTTATCTGTGGACGCAAGACGACTTTACCTCCTTTCAAGACGCGATGGCTTCGACGACTCGCGGGAGTATGGAAGGAGCCTACGGCGCCGCTGTCCTTACCGGGCTCGGGTGTCTTCGAGCTTCGGGCCGTGGTGTTCGAGTAAATCCGGGTATCGCGGTCTCCCCGACCGGGAAGCTTATGTATCACGTCGCGTTCCAGAATTACTCCTTTACTGCTCCAGTATCTCTCCCCGAGAGAGCCCTCTTGGTCATGCGTCCTAAGATCACGAACACGACTCCGATAACCTCTCCGATCGATCCGAACTCGACCGTAAATCTAAAGGCCCTCCAGGGCTATGAGATCGTTGGTATCCGAGGAGTCGAGAGCCTTACTCCCGAGTATCCTGCGAAGGGCGCTGACGATGTGATCCTCTGTGGCGTGTATTTAAATCCTAGTTTCAACTTCGATGGTAACGCTGACATCGACTTCGCAATCCGCGATATGCCGATGAAAAACGCGACTGGTTTAGACGTACACGGCATCTGGGATGATCGTCTCCGGCCCTACAAAACAAGCTACAAAGCGATAGGTATTAAGCCCGCGATCCAGGGCGATATCACGTACATGGGACAGGCCAACGTCCGGAATAAGCCTCTCGGCTTTTCCTATATTAAGGCTGGTAAGAAGTCCCTTTTCCCTCGCGACACGTTCAACGGTGCACAGAACGTCGATACCTTCGTCGATATGGAGACCGGCGTTATTTCGGGAGGGTACGACGACACGTTTACTCCTGTTATTCCAGAGGCCGGCAAGTATCAACTCGCGACAGTCTGTCTGGGCGTTGACGATAAAATATTCGTCTTTTACCCGACTCCTTCGTTCTCTTATAACTCGAAGTCGGGTGTATTTTTCGACATCAACGACGGCCTTGCGGATGCTCCGGCTGGATATAAGGGACTCTGCCATCTGATCCTCGCGGGAGAGGACGGGACGACAGTATCCGATATCCAGGTGTTCGACATTCGGCATCCAGGTAACGTCGTGACCGCTGATCCTGGAGCCCTCTCCGGAGAGAGTGTTCTGCTCGACGCGAACGAACTCCAGTATTTCGATTCAACTTGGGATGGAAAGACTCTGCTCTGCGACTTCTCGGCTCTCTCAGATGGGACTTACGTTTACCTTGCTCAGTTCTCGGGGGACGTGAAGAACGCGAAGTGGACGATCAAGGACGTTGGTGGGAACTTCTCTCGGCTTACTGTGCAGATAGGAGTCTCGAACGGCGCCACGATGAAAATCGAAGGACAGGGCGGAATGTACCTCGAAGCCGACTACGGCGCGTGGACTTTCAAAGCAGATAACGTACTCGGCCGCAACTACTGGATCGTCTAAAAGGAGCATGAAATGGGAAAGAATCTAGTCACGAAGCGCTTTAAATATGACTCTGATTGGTCGGTTCCTCCTGGCGTTACTAAGATCGCTGTAAAGGTCTTTCGCGAGCTTCGAGTCGGACAGATGGCCTCGTCTTCGGACTCGTCGAACGGTAACGCCCAGGGCCTTATCACTCAGAACGGAGACCTCTATATGTGGGGTTCCGGATCACGAGGACAGCTCGGCGATGCGACTGTCGTCACGAAGTCGAACCCCTTCCTTTTACCTACGAAAAAGAAGTGGAAGATGATCGCGGGTGGATCCAACCAGCACTTCGCGGCTATCGATGAGTTCGGTGATCTTTACACCTGGGGAAGGAACGATAAGGGACAGCTCGGAGACGGAACGATCGTCGATAAATCGACTCCGACACTGGTCGTCAACGGGAACCGGAAGTGGGTGCAGGTATCGGCTGGCGACCGCTCGACAGCGGGTATCACCGACCGAGGAGAGCTTTACGTCTGGGGTACGAACACCAGCGGAGAACTCGGAGACGGAACCACCATTGCTAAGTCGACACCGGTTGCTATTTCGTTCGGAGGAACCTTCCGCCAAGTCCAGCTCTATAGCGGTTTTTCCGTGGCTCTCCGACAGGACGACAACGTGGCCTTGAGCTGGGGTTACGACTTCTTTGGAGGTCTCGGAGCAGGGACCACTATCGAGCGCAGTACGCCAAACCTCGTCTCGGGCTCGACTGAGTTCTATAGGCTTTACGGTATCGGAAACGGACCGATGGCTCTCGATGTCGATGGAAATGCCTGGGGTTGGGGAGAGAACAGTGGAGGTCGGATCGGGAATAACTCGACCGCGAACACTTCGAGCCCGGTGCAGACAGTCGGCGGATATAAGTTCGTGGCTCTCGCAACTACTGCGCAGAACGGTGCGGCAGCGGGTATCACGAAAGACGGACAGCTTTACTGGTGGGGTGATGGGAATGTAAACGGCTCTCTTGGTTCGAACTCGGTATCGTCTCCGACTCTTGTGTCAGGGAACCGTCGCTACGTTACCCTCTGTGGGACTAAGGCCGGCGTAATCTTTGCCGGTGGTGATGACGGTATCCTGTACGGATGGGGTTACGACGACTCGGGGAACTATACCCTCGGGAACGGAACTTCTTTCAACTATAGCTCTCCGACGATTGTGGCTTCCGGGTATATCGGAAAGATACTGAGTCACGAGCTGGTAAGGGAGACGACTATCGATGTTGTCCCTGGAACCTCCTACTCCCTTAAGCTGTGGAACAACACCATTTTGCTCTACGATGCTGCTTTAGAGCAGAACATAAACCTCGGTGCTCGGGTTGACATGCCGTTGATCCAGCTCGAATATTTCGCTTAAAAGAGAGACCCAAATGCTTCCAGTAGACAACGTAGTTATTCCTGCAATGCAGATACCGAGCTTTAGGACCGCGATGGCCCTGGAGCACGGTGTCGAACGAAATATAATGGTAAGGACTTGGGGAGGTATCGGCGATCAGATATGTGCCGAGCCGACCTTGCGCTATGCCCTGCATAAGTTCAAGGAAGCTCGGATAACTCTCGGCTCCGAACTCCCCGAGCTTTTCCAGCACCTGCCGTTCGATAACGTCGTGCGGTGCGGTCGTGAAAAGTATGATCCAGCGGAGTATCTGATCTTCGATACGATCCAGTCGAACGGGCATTTAACCTGGGAGTTTATGTCCCACATGCTCGTGAACTGCGTTGACTACGCATCGCTCTGCTCCTTCCGATCCATGCTTCCTATCGAGTTTAAGCCGGTGCAGCTTTACCCTTCTCCGGATGACGTTTCGGTGGCCGAGTATTATCTGTCGGAGCTGGTCGGATCGAAGTACGTGGTCGTCCACGCTGGTAAGCACTGGCCCTCTAAGACCTTCCCGAAAGACTGGTGGAACGCGGTTCTCGACCGACTGATGTACTCCGGCATCACGCCGGTATTAATAGGGGAGAACTGCGATGACAATCGAGGAACGGTTGACGTGGATACGACTGGTTGTGTTGACCTTCGTAGTCGTCTTAGCATCATGCAGTGCGTGGCTTTACTGCAACATTCGCCTGTCCTTATCACGAACGACAGCTCTCCGCTTCACATGGCCGCTTCGGGCTCGACCTGGATCGGTTATATCGCAACGGTAAAGCATCCGGACTACATCACTCACTGGCGCGGCCCTGGCGCTGAGTTCGGCTGGAGGATGGAGAACCTCGGGCTCGGAGGATACTGGGATGTCGTCTCGGAACTCCCGAACACTAAGCACGAAATCAGTCTCGAAAACGTGGACGAAAAGCTCCTTCGATCTTGGCTCCCGAAGCCCGAGGACGTTGTAAAATGGGCTCTAGGAAAGATCGTTTACCCTGGATAAAAGGACAGTCGAGAATGCACGAAACGCCGTCGATACCTCTGATCCGTCCTCTCATGCCGAACCTATCGGACTCGATTGCTACGTTCACGTCAGCGGCCCTCTCGGGAATGCTGACGAACTTCGGCGCGATCCACGAAAGACTCGAAAAAAGGCTGTGTAAGATCACTGGGGGGTACGCCGTCCCGGTGTCGACCGGCACCGCGGCTATCGAGGTGGCCCTGGCCGTCCTCGGGCTCGAACCGGGTGATAGGGTTCTCCTCCCCGACTTCACGCACTCAGGGACCATCCTCGCGGTTGTGAGGGCTGGTTTAACTCCGGTCTTAGCTGGGGTGGATCCTAAGACGTGGTGCCTCCGTCCGGATGAGGTCGAGAAGGTCTGTCGGGAGCAGAGGATCGACGGGGTTATCGTGGTCTCCCCCTTCGGATACGAGGTCGATGTTCTGGCTTGGGACTTGCTGCAGGATCGAGCCGGGTTCGCGCTGGTCTACGACTTCGCAGGAGCGTTCGGGAACTTTCCGAAGACGATAGCACCGGTCTGTTATTCCTTTCACGCTACGAAGAACGTCGGAGTCGGAGAGGGCGGAATGATTGTGTTCCGGTCGGAACGACAGGCGAAGCACGCTAAGCGTTTAATCAATTTCGATACTCTGTCGAATAGGGAGATCGCTTCCCTTCGAGGATCGAACTCGAAGCTCGACGAGCTCAAGTCCTCGTTCCTGATAAACTCCCTCTCTGCTATCGGACTGGAAGCTGTCGAGGAGAGGATCGACGCCAAAAGGCTGACGCTCGACCGATACCAGGAAGCTTTTCCCCAGGCGTATGTTCCTCCCGGTAAAAAATTCCCTTCACTCTGCGTCCTCGGGAACTTACCGGCGGAAGCCCTGGAAGCCGCTTCGGAGCGAGAAGGTATCGTATTCAGACGGTATTATCCGCTTCTTTCCCGAATGCCGGCACTCCGCGATGTGGAGAGGGTATCGGTATCGGCAGAGGTGATGAAAAATTGCTGTGCCCTTCCCTCGGACGTGGATCTAGGAGAGACTTTAAGGGTGGTCGAGGTCACACGATCTTATATAGCGGAGAGAAAAAATCATGACAACACAGGAGCTAGTGCTTAGCGGAGCCGGGACGCTTATATCGCTCCTGCTTGCGTGTCTGATTTTCTTTATGAAACGCCTTATCGATAAGATCGACGCGACAGATAAGACTGCTTCGGAAGCTCTCAGAGTGGGTAAGGAGCAGGGGAAAAATATCGCAGAAATGCGGAAGTCGCAGAGCAGGGTTCTCAGTGAAATAAAAAACGAGATAAAGGACTTGCGGCGGCTCGAAATAGACGTTGCAGTCCTGACCTCGGCGATGAGGATCAGGCGTAGCCACACGCCCGAAGTTATCCTCGACGCTTCCTAATCTTTCGGATACCTCGAATTAAATACCGCTTCCCATTCCTCTCCCATCGCCAGGGCCTTTAGGCTCCTGGTGCCGATCGGCTTAGCCGGAACACCACCGTAAATCGTCCAAGGCTGCGTTCTCTCCTTAAGCATCGACATAGCTCCAAGGACGCTACCCTCCAGCATCCACGCGCCGGGGAGCAGCGTACTCCCGGCTGCGATCGAGCAGTGCATTTGCGTTCGGATAGGACTCTTTTTAACCTTGATAAACTCCGGATCGAAGACGGGCCCGATAAGATAACTCCCGTCGAAAGTATCGGATGCTGATATGAGCTGTGCTTGGAAGCTGACGGTCGAAAAATCACCGAGTTCGATACCTCCCGAGGCCATGAATATAGCTCTCGAAGCGATGTGAATATGGGAGCCGATCTTTATCCAGGCTCCATCTGCGGAGGCGAGGAGAACACATCCGGTATCGATCCGGACGTTATCACCGATTTCGATGTTCTCCGGCCCGAAGACGACCACATCGTCTGCGATCTTTACTTCCCGACCGACCGACTTAAACTTCGCGAGCTGAGTCGCTGTCATCCAACCCATTAAGCCTTACCTCCTGCGATCTTCATCTCTCCGAGAGCCTGCGTCAGGTCACGAATAAAATCCGCTAGATCGTCCGTGTTGACGAAAGCGTAAACGAGCCCGGTGTGACTTGGATCAGTCATAATTAAGGCCAGTGCTGGCTTGCCGTGCAGCTCGATACTGTTAAGCTCCAGCTCTCCCATTGAGAGGCTTCGCTCCTGCTCGACCGGAACTCCCCGAAGGTCGGTTCGGACACTGCGTCTTTTAAACTCCAAAATAGAACCCACGACCGTCTCCTCCTTTGATCCTTAGGAAAAAGCTCCGAAGTCGCTTTAGCATATCCGAAGGGTAAGACAAAAGGCAATTCTGATCCATTGCCCGAACTGGCTTACACAGCTAAGATTAAGTTACACAAAAATCTTTCAAAATTTCGAGGCTCGCACATGGCTTGGTTAAAGGGTTTGCTGGTTCTTCTCCTTCTCACAGCGGCTTCCTTCGCTCTCGCTGATGGTACTGCACCGGTCGAACCGGGCCAGTGGGAGACCTTCTTAAATGCAATCGGTGGGCTTAAGGGCGCAGGTATCATGGGAGGTATCGCGGCACTGATCCAGGTGCTCCTTTTCGTCTTGCGCTCTCCGCTCGGGTATCTCGCAGGCCCGTACAAACTGCTTTTAATAACCGCCCTGACGATGTTCTTGGGCGTGACCGGGCTTAAGGTCGAGGGCTTCGATTGGCAGTCGGCGATCATGCACTCCTCGACTGTCGCGAGCTTCCAGGTGTTCCTGCATCAGATGTGGAAACAAATGGTTGAGGCGAAAAATAAAAAGAACTAAGCTTCCTTGTGTCGGGAGCCAAGCCGGGTAGGCCGGAATGTTGTAAAATATATTTCGAGAAGGTTCGACGCCTTCCCCGACACGGCTCCCTCTTAAACCAGGGAGCCTTTTTTTATGTCCGATTTCGATGTTATAACGATCACGCTCGGCTTCGTTCCAGCTCGGATTTGGAAGCAGTCCGCAGCCGCTTACGCCGCTACTCGAAACCCTCTGCTTCGCTACAAACACTACTTCGTTGACCAACACTATCCGTTGAAAAAAGAGAAGAACCGAGTCGCGCTTCGAAAGATTTGCGAGGAGCACGGTATCGAGGTCTTAGATCCAGGAAAGAACCTCGGGCTCCACGACGGTTTTAACTGGGCGCTGCGTCAGATAAATCCACCCGACCACGCCGTAATTATCGCCTACGATCCGGATACGAACCCGTTAGGACAGGGCTGGGATATGGCCCTCGTCCGCGCTATTCGAGGAGACTCGAAGCAGAACGTGGTATGGGCTTCCCTGATCCACGAGCAAGCCGCGAAGGAGCTGGAGGAGAGGGGGTACGAGCGTCGAAAAGCCGACGGGTATATCGACCTGATGGTAACGCGCCGCCCCGTGATGAACTCGATTTCGGCGTTCAGCTACGGATGGCTTAAGAGAGTCGGTGGACTCAGTGAGCCGACTGCGTTCTACGGCCACCTGGAAGCTGCAATGTATGACAAGCTTGGCGGACGCGACTGGGCGTTCCTCCCAGGCTGGGCGGAGAACGAGGTTCTGAGAGCTAAGCAGGATAAAGAGTACATGACGTACAAGTGGGTTCACGCTCACCTGCAAACCTGGAAAGGCGACTTCGAGTCGTGGCTTGCAGCCGGTAAGCCCGAGTAAGATCCGATGGACTTCCGATAGCCTTTCGGCGATAAGTATTGCTAAACGTAATACCCGGAGCCGAAAGGTTATGCAGTATCCTCCAACCTATCCATACTCTCCCGAAGCTAAGTTCGAGCACTCGAACGAAGTCCTTATGCAATACGTTGTCTACGAGAACCCCCTCGACGCTCAAGGCCATTTCGTTATCCGTCAGTGGACTATCACCAGCGATGGCGGTATCCAGTCGGGTATCGGATTTATTTGTAAAACCCGCGAGCAATACCTCTCTTTAATTCCCTTCGGAATGGTAAAACTAATCCGTTCGATTAACGATGATCCTGCGATTAAGGAGGTCTGGATTTAATGGACGTTGAGACCAGTATGGATCGGTTCGGAACGGTATATCTTTCGACTGAGTTCATGGAAAAAATAATCGATATAGGAGACGATACCGTCCAGCTTACAGACTGGATTTCGTTCCTTCCGTCGCGACACCGAAGCGAGGCTATAGCAGTCCTTAAGGAAGTCTCCGCAGAGCTTTGGAACGTAGAATGCCGGGTATTATTCAAGGCCCGACTGATCCAAAACATCCAGGATCGGATGCTCCAATTAGACGAGGAGCGCCGAGTAAATAAAAAGCCCTGGTGGTATCCATTAATGAAATCGAGAAGGGGAGCGCCATGATTTACAACACCGGCCACAGGTTCCTAAACATTACGAAGCCGATTTCGGATCGAGACATTTGGGACTGTCCGGAGTTCTTTGCTTGCAGCTACGACGAGATCGTAAATCACGAGAAGTGTACTCCTGCTCTCCGGGAAGCTCTCGACCAGTTCCCCTGGTCGGGCCGTCCGAACGTGATCCAGGTTCGGCCCTCCTCCTGGTTCCACGGGAGACCTTCGAACCTGCTCGGAGACGGCTGGCATATCGATGTGAACGTCCGACTCGCGGACGGGAGAGAGAGGTCTGCGAAGACGATGGACGACTGGAGACTGATGCTCTGCTCCTGGGGAAACATGTGCGAGACCGACTTTATGTCGAAGCCTCTCGACCTCCCTCCAGCTCTCCCTTTCGAGACCGACTATGGGAAGTTCTTCTCCGAAGTCTCTCAGCTCGAACCGCTTCCTTTCGTGACTTCAGCACCTAATCAGATCGTCGAATATACCAGCCGCGATATGCACCGAGTCGGTATTCGACATCGCTCCGGAGGATCGCGACTGATGATCGTTGCCTTCGAGACTGACGACGTGATCGCGAAAGGAATGTACTTCCCTTCGATGCGCGATCGTCACGAGAAGGGACTCGCAGGCCCGGAAGGATTTATCCGGTGAGCTGGGAGAAGTTTAAATGCCCAGGCTGTGGTCGGATATCACAGCACCCGAGGGACAAGAAGGAGCAGTATTGCGGAGCCTGTAATCGTTTCTGGGACGAACAAGCTCTGCACGACGAGAGACTTAAGCAGGAGTTGCAGTGCCGAAAGATCTATACCGAAAGACACGCCGACTAATCCGAGAGTGGAAGGTTAAAATCTATTGCGGATTTGAACCGATTAAGAAGAACTCCTGTCTCTATGCGGTGAGCTGTCCTAGGTGTTTCTGGAGCGTGGAAGTCCCTTCTAATCCGAAGGGAAAAGAATATTTATGTCGATGTGGAGAGAGGTACGTATGCAGCTAGTGGTTATGGCTTCGGTGATTTGGTCAACGATGAGTTGGCAGGGAGACACGACGCGACTGATCCGGAAGGATAAACGCTTCGCGGATCGGTTCGTCAGCGCGTGTATCGAGGGAAAGTGTATCAGTGTCGACAGGACCGTCCCTGGAGTCGAGCGCGACTGTCTTACCCACGTTTCCCCGGTAAGCGGAGTCGAACTCGGGCACGACTGCATGGAGTTCAAACTCGATCCGAAGGTCCGCCCGGACAACGTACCCATCAACGACGATTGGGAGTCGGAGCCCGGACTGGTTCGAAGGTCTGTCGAAATTGCAGTTGCTCGCGGAGCTATCGAGGAAGCAGGGCCGGGGGGCGGAAGGTACGAGACGATTTACAACTTTTACCAGCCGAATAAGCAGCAAAAATCGATCCGGGTTGTAGTCGAAATTTGGAAAGAGAGACCGAAAAAATGATGTCTGGAGTCGCTGGATTTATCGAGAGGCTTACTCCGGAGCAAGCGTTCGGTCTGGGAGTCTTGCTACTACAACTTTTGATGCCTGTATGGGGAATAGTATGGCTCGTGCAAAACCGACGAAAGAGATCAACGAACTCGCGAAACACTTTATGAAGATGCGAGGCTGGGACGCTGCTCCTGGTCTCGACTGCTCGAAGGCGATAAACCCTCGGGTAAAGGAAGCCTATCTGATGGCCGAGTATGCCTGGACGTTCTGGGCGGCTCGAATACCTGCTCCGAAGCCGGAGCGATTAAACAGAGGAGAGAGAGATGGGACACGGTTGGGTTAAGCCAAATGCAAGTGGTGCGGTCGCTAGATGTGGAGGGCCGGCGCTCTGTCCTGATTGCCAGAAGGAGCAAGCCGAGCTGGAAGCTCCTGCGAAGGTGATAGGACGCCCTGGAGCGGCGCCAACAATCGGGAGGGCTGTCCACTACCACGATCCGAAATACGGGCTCCTGGCGGCTACTGTGTCGGGCCTATTCGATAACGGAGACGTGTGGCTCTCGGTGTTCGCTAATCAGATGATGCCGAACGATGTGGAGCCGGTTATCGGGCTTCGGTCTCCCTACGATCCGGATAAGTCTCCGGGGAGCTGGTCATGGCCACCCAGGATTTAAAGAACGATCCTCGGCTTCGCTGCCGCCTGATATACCGACTCCCGGAACTCGACCACCACCTTCGCGGGAGAGACCGGGACGGGGTTATCCGGTTCTGCGTTGAAAAGATCCTCTGGTATCAGACCAGCCACCAGTGGGAGAGCGCCGAAAGACTGCTCCGCGAACTGAACGAAGGTCTCCAGGCGGAGGTGAAAAACTCGAGAATTTCACCCGAGAAACGCCCACTCTGACGCGATGTTTATGCGCGATGGCTTCCGAAAGGCCCTCGTTTTCGATCTATGTTTATAGCGAACATGCCCGATTTCGGTTGTTTTCGAGAGGGAACTTTCGAGCCTTTCCGGGCCTTATGCAAACGGAGTGAATAATGCTAGCAGATAAGAAGCGGCCTACGCTGGGAATACGCCCTAGACTGTTCTGGATCGAGGATCGAATGCAGGAGGTTCGGTCGGCGATAGCTCGATACCACGAGGATAAGAACCAAGTTCCCGAGGACGTGATAACCGAGAGCCTGGAGCTTAACGAGATGTGGGACACCGAGCACGCTGCTTGGATGGAGAGGATTAGGAAAGGAGGTGGCCGGTGAAGGACTTCAGCAAGCCGTTCCTTGTGATCGACGGGGAAAAGATTAAGCCGGTTAAGTCCGAGGATCTTAGGCTCCACATAAGCCGAGACGATCCGCTGGTTATCGACCTGGAGAACGATACCCTTTCCGAAGGTATATCGACGAACCCGACGATAGCTCGGTTCTTTAAGTTCTGGCTCCGGGCTCGACTCTTTATGGAGAGAAGGAAGTACGGGGAGGTGCTTCCTATCGAGGTCGCTCACACCGCGGCGAAGTCCGCGATATGGGACATTTCGGTTTACGTCTGCAACAACGAGAAGAGATTTTGGAGAATAAAAAAAGCCCTTACCGTGAGGTAAGGGCTCCGCTTTTAGAGGTGAGCATCAGGCGGACTTCTTAGCCGGTATGAGGCACTGGGCATCCTTTGGAATGAAGCTTTCCAGGAATACGTCGATGGCGTGATAGATCGCGTCATCGATTTCCGTGTCCGTAGCTTGAGCCTTTTCTTTCAGGCGACGAACCAGCTCCGCTTTTTGCTCTCTCAGAAATGGTATCAGGAATCCCTGAACGGTGTGAGCGAGACTTTCGATTTTATCGTCGGTGATTGCATTGAGGATCATCCCCACCACCAAATTTATCAACCAATCTTTCATGTGCGACTCTCCTAGAGGGCTTGCTATACCTATATTCTAGACGAGCTCTCAGGGGTTCGATATAGGACGGATTTGCCTGGGAACCCCGTCCATCGCGGACGGGGAGAGGGGCATAAGCGCAGCGTTTGGGAGGGAGCTTAGTTCCGACGGAAATCGAAATAAAGCTGTCCGTTTGTAGGATTTCGCGAGAGCCGATCCATATCCACCCGACGACCAATCGAGGAGTAGTGACAGATAAGCGCCCGACGTTCGAGGTCTGGGTTCTTCGGCTCGGAGCCTCTATGGACTAAGTTCGAGTGCCAGATGAGAACGTCTCCCTTTTTCGGCAAAAACTCGGAGACCTTCTCTCCCTGTCTCTCGATTTCGGCTTCGCAGACTCGGGCGACTTCGTCCTGCGTAAAAGTCGGCCACCGAGGATCTTTCCTCTCCTCGGGAGTCATAAACTCGAATAACTTATCCTGACGGAGAGACCTCCAGTTGTGGCTCCCTTTGATGTACTGGAACGGTCCCGCTTCGGGCTCCACGTCCTCCAGCGCGATCCAGGCGGCAGCGTAGTAGCTCCAAAGGAACTCGGGGTTAAGATAGGTGTCCTGGTGCCATTTTCGCTCGGTGCTTACCCATCCGGTAAGGGCTAGGTGCAGGCCCATCTCCGCTCCGATAAGGGCGTGTAAGGCTCCCTGGAGGTCTGGATAGGTCGCGAGGTCGAGAAGTTCTCGACAGTCCTGGTACGGAGTCGGATAATGCCATCCAGCCCAATAGTTATCAGGCACAGAACGGTCTTTAGGGAGTCGGGCTCGGACGAGAGAATAAGCGTCGAGGAGGTCATGGGGTATGAAGTTCTCCAGCACCGCGACTCCGTTCTCTCGGAACTGCCGCTGGAGGGAGGGAAGTTCTTCCAACGGAGCAGCTTCGATAGGAGTCCTGGTGTTGAACGGTTGGAGGACGGTTAAGTCCTTCCAGTTGGCTTGTGACAACGGCTTTTTATCGGCTGGGATGTATTCCATTTCGTACTCCTTAAGACAGACTAGTGTGCTTATACCCGAAGAAAAAGGAAAGTAAAAATGTCCCGACGCGACACCCTCAACATGCCCTATGCGTTCCTCGGTAACGAAACTTTCCGGCTCCTCCAGACTTACTCCGGAGAGGACGCAGCTCCCCTTATCGGTCGGCTTATTATGTTGGCTTCGGTGGTAGCGACTCAGAACCGAGTAAAGTTCCACGTAGCCGAAATCGACTCCCTTACTGCGTGGAGGGCTCCTATTCCCTTCGCGACAATACTGGAACGAGTTGGCTGGTGTAGTAAGCCGGAAAAGCTGTCGGTAAAGCTGTCTTTACCAGCCGACCTACAAAAATTAAGCCCGAGAAGTTTGGCAGGGAAGGATCGAGTTAAGAAAGCGGAGAGGGATCAGACAGGACGCTGGAAAAGGCTGGAAGGTGCTACGAAAGAGGATAAACCGACCGAAGCTCCTAAAGCTCGATACCCGGAGAGACCGTTGCACACTGTCGATTCTGAGGGGAATATTATTAGGTCGAAATAGAGTGTAGGATTTTTCGGTATAATTTCGGAGAGAAAATAGGTAAGTACAAAAGTAGAAATAAAAAAAGCCAGCACTCTCGGAAAAGATTATCTGGCTTCTTTAACAAACAGCGACTCGGATAAGAGCGGCCTATGTGCTTAATCTAAAGTACAAGCGCGTCCAACGCAAGGCTTTATCTTTTCGAGTTCGGTGCAAATCGGAGAAGAAAAGTCATGAGCGCAGCCCTCTCTCTAGCCCAACCAGCCGTAAAGCTTCCAGCATTTCAAGTCCACCAAGCGGTATATCGGCTCGGAAAAAAACTTCGATTAAAAATGAATGCGTACACTCTCCTAGGTCTCTTCGTACACAGGATCAGGAACGAGAACGGTCTGCTCGATCTATTCGAAGTTCGATGGGACTCTCGATCCTCCTGGTGTCAGTACGCAGGAATAAGCTGCGATGAAGCAGGAAAAAAGCAGATAACCGCAGGCTTTTCCGACCTCAAAACCCAGGGCCTTATCGAGTTCTGGACAGACGCCAGCGGGAGAACTTTCCGCCGACTTACTCGAAAGGCTATTGATCTAGTTCGGTCTCTCCTCGTGGTCGATACTCCTCGACTGGTTCGGAAGGAGGAGCCAGAACAAAAAGACCTCCCTGGATCGGAGGAGGGTGGTCAAGTAACCGTCCCTGGATCAGAGGAGCCCGACAGTTTAGGTCTACTTCCAGGACAGAATAGCCCTACCTGGATCGAGGAACCTGAACTTAATAAGGAACTGAAAAAAGAAAATCTAAATACTCCCCCTGCTCCGCAGGAGGTCGAGGATAAAGTGTCGGTCTCTCCTCCTCCTAAGTCGAAAAAGCTTATGACCTTTAAGGGCCTCGTTGGTCTGGTTCGAACCTTCCATTGCGAATACACAAGCCTCGCGACAGTCGAAGGGTACGTTAAGGAGCTTTTCCGTGCCGGTTATGAGACGCAACACATCGTTCGGGCCACGGAGCTAAGGCTGGAGTCTTTCGACGGCGGTGAGCCGCGATACTGGAAGCGTGATCCTCGGGTTCTCGGTGCCTGGAAGGATCTTTGCTCTAAGGCCCGAGCCGAGTCTTAATCGTTGCCCTAGTCCGGCATTACGGATAGGATTACGGACATTCAACACCCAACGCCCGAGGACACGCCATGAACGAAGTTCCTAGCACCGAAGAACCAGTCGTAGAGAACGCTCAAGTCCGCTGTCGATTTACCTCGATCCAAGATCCGAGCACGCTGCACCCTCACCCTTCGAACCCGAACGAGCACGGGGAAAAGCAGATCGAGTTATTCAAGGCGATCCTGGTTTATCAGGGATGGCGTAGACCGATCACTGTCTCGACACGCTCGAACTTCGTCACGAAAGGCCACGGAGCTTTGGCCGCTGCTCTCTCGGCTGGATATACCGAAGTGCCGGTCGAGTATCAGGACTACGATAACGAGGAGCAGGAGCTTGCCGATATCGTTGCCGACAACACTCTCCAGCGCATGTCGGAGATGAACACCGGTAAGCTGCAAAAGATCGTGACCAGTCTCAACGTAGCAGCGTTCGACCTGTCTCTTACCGGGCTCGAAACGAAAGCCCTCGATAAGCTCCTGGGCGTTAAAAAGGCTCCCGAATATAAGCTCTCCCCGGAAGGAGAGACCTTAGTCGGCGCTCCTGTCGAGCCTGGATCGGAGTACGTTCCCAACGAAGGAGGAGAGTCGGAGAGCGCGTTTGTTCCGTCGATACCTCCAGGAGCTTCGGAGCCGGTTCCTTATATCGGAGCAGAGGCTCGGGCTCCGGACGGGCGCATGGCTTCGAACCAAGTTCGAATGGTGCAGCTTTTCTTTACCGAGGAGAACCTCGCCGAGTTCATGGAGCTAAGCCACTTCTTTCAAGCCGCGATGAACATCAATAACACGACAGACGTAGTGCTGGCGGTGTTGCGTAAAACCCGAGAAGGATACGTCCAATGATACCGATTCACTGCGCTCACAAGGCCGTTGTCGATCCGAGTACACTGGTTCCCCATCCAGCGAACCCGAACGAACACGGGCCGGATCAGGTCGCCCTATTCGTGCAGATACTAAACTTCCAGGGATGGCGCCGCCCGATAACGGTCTCGACTCGATCCGGGTTTATCACGAAGGGACACGGTGCGCTTGCTGCAGCGTTCGCGGCTGGGTTTACCGAAGTCCCTATCGACTACCAGGACTACGAGAACGAAGCGCAGGAATTATCGGATATCGTAGCGGATAACCAGCTTGCTCGAATGTCTCAGATGAACGTCGGGAAGTTGCAGCAGATCGTTACGACTCTCGAAACGATAGGAGAGGGAACGAACTTAGAGATGACGGGCTTTAAGCTCGAAAGTCTCAACACCTTCTTAAATCCTCCAGTTCTCTCAACGGAGCCCGAGGAGGAGGACGATAGCGAAGGAGTCGAGTACACCCGGAAGGTGGTCTCCCCGATCTATACTCCGAAGGGGGAAAAGCCCGAGTATAGCGAGATGTACGACACGACGAAGTACGCTCAGCTCACGGCTGCGATAAACAAGGCCGAAATTTCGGAGAACGATAAGAACCTGCTCCGCTTCGCAGCGTGTCGTCACATCGTTTTCAATTACGAAAAGCTCGCCGAGTTCTACGCCCATGCTCCGAAGGAAGTTCAACTCCTGATGGAGGATAGCGCGATGGTTATCATCGACTTTAATAAAGCCATCGAGAAGGGCTTCGTAGTCCTAGCGGACGAGATCGCCGAGGCGTACAGGAATGCATGAAGACTTCGCGGTATTTATCCTTACAAACGGTCGTCCGGATCGAGTGAAGACTTACTCCAGTCTGCGCCGACTCGGATACACCGGCCGCATTTTCCTCCTGGTCGATGACCTCGATAAAACTCGGGGAGAGTATATCGAGCGGTACGGCGATGAGGTTCGCATTTTCGATAAGAGTGCGGTCGCGAAGACGTTCGACCAGGGCGATAACTTCCAGGATATGAGAGCGATTATCTACGCCCGCAACGCGAGCTTCGATGTCGCGAAAGAGCTTGGAATAAAGTATTTTATGCAGCTCGACGACGACTACACCTGCTTTTATTATCGCTTCAACGACCGATTCGCCTACGTTCCTAAGGCGGCTCGGAACCTCGATCCGATCTTCGAAGCCCTGCTTAAGTTCTATAAGGCTTCGAGCGCGGACAGCATCGCGATAGCGCAAGGGGGAGACTTTATCGGGGGAGAGCAGTCGGCTTTTTCGAAGCAGATAAAGCTTAAGCGCAAGTGTATGAACTCCTTTATTTGCAGCACGGATCGTCCCTTCCGCTTCGTCGGCCGCATCAACGAGGACGTGAATACCTATACTCATCTCGCGAGTAAAGGGCTCCTGCTTTTCACGGTAAATCAGGTCTCCCTGACTCAAGTATCGACTCAGCAAAACGCTGGCGGTATGACCGAGATGTACCTCGACTCGGGAACCTACGTTAAAAGCTTTTATTCCGTGATGTACCAGCCCTCCTCGGTCACGGTAAAGATGATGTCGACCAAGTTCTCCCGGCTTCATCACAGCATTAATTGGAAAAGCACGATACCTATGCTGCTCTCCGAGGAGTTTCGAAAGTGAAGTATCTGATCCTTATTCCCGATTTAATGCTTGTTTTGTGGGCTTTCTACGTGGTCGGAAAAATCCTTTGTCGAGTTGGAGGTAGCGCAAAAAATGTCAGGAGTGATCGCGTACCGAGCGAAAAATCCTAAGCAGTGGCACTTCGATATCATCGCTCGCCTGATGCGGAACTCTGCGTCTCGCGGTCTCCATTCCTTCGGCATGAGTTATCTAAGAGACGGAAAGGTCTCGACGATAAAAAGCTCTAGGATCGACGATCTTGTCTGTCTGCTCGGCTCGACTTCTTTCCAGGAGTCGCCCCCGTGCGCTCTGATTTTTAACAATCATTATTCGACTTCCGGAGACCACAAACAGCCCTCGAATAACCAGCCGATCGTCTCGGTCGAGCAGGGGGAAACGATAGCTCTCGCCTTCGATGGCGTGGTCTCTCAACGCTTTAGAGTGGACTGGGAGGAGGAGTTCGGTCGGCGCTACGTTACCGACAACGACGGTGAGGTCGTGCTAAGAGAGTTCATCGAACGCGGCCCGGAAGCCTTTCGCTCGTGGTTTATCCGGCAAAGGTTCTCTTTCGCAGGCTTCGTTCTCTCCTCTCGGTCTGGTCTGTGGTGGGTTCGGAACCCGAAAAGGCCGCTCTGGTATTCCACTTTGGAAGGAGATGGCGTTACGTTTTGGGCATCGACTCGTGACATTTTAAAGCGTTCGGAAGTTCCAGGAGAGTATTTTGAGCAACAACCTTACACCCTCGGAGGATGCCCGATCGTCCTCGAAAAGATACGGAAAGACTCTGGTATGTTCACGGCCACCGCTGCCGTCTGAAATACCGGCGACCTTCGAGCAGTATCACTCCGAGAGCCTGGAAGCCGGAGACGTGTCTCCTGCGTTCGGAATGCTGCGCTACGTGGCCGAACGCTTCGAGCTGAATACCGAGCAGAGGTATTGGCTCGCTTTCCTCTACGCTTGCACTCTGTCGGCTCCGACAGCGTTCTATATCCTTCACGAGTTCCCCGACTTCGAGCTTATCGACCAGGAGCGCCTGCGGCGGTGGTGGGACTCGAATAAGCAGCGGCTCCTATTCCACTCAGACCGGCGCTGGATGAGAGCGAGAGACCACTTTCCGGACGTTGTGGAGAGCTATCGGGGGAACGTCGGTCGGCTTAAGCAGGAGCACCTATTCCAGTCTTTCCTGACGCCGAACCCGAGGACGACCTACGAGAGAGCCGCGGCGGATATGAGCCGGGTATATCAGTTCGGTCGGCTGTCGATGTTCCCTTACCTCGAAGCGGTCTCCGAGCTTACTGGCTTCCCGATGGATCCACCTTCCCTGGATATGCGCGAGGCCGTTGGGGTTCGCGGAGGGCTGGCGCTGGCGATCGGTCGGCCCGATTTAGGCTGTGCTGCAGGACGCCGGCTTACGCTCCAGGAGACCGGATACCTCCAGGGACAGTACGAGATGCTGGTCTCCCGAATGAAGTCCATCGACAGGAGGAACACAGTCTGGAGTCTAAAGACAACGCTGTGCGCCTATGAAAAATACCGCTTCGGAAAGAGATGGGTTGGCTTTTACCTTGACGCTCAGGCCGAAGAACTTAAAACCATGCAGGAAGCAGTATCGGAGGGCGTTAATTGGACCGTTCTATGGAACTATCGAAAAGAGACATACAGAAAAAAAATGCTGTCGGAACTGAGGTGATACCTTCCCCCGGACTCTTCGCATTATGGCGCCGGATCGTTGCGATTGGTGGAGAGCCCGCGACAGGTAAGACGACAGTAGTTCGGAAAGTTATCGACGAGTTCTCTCGCGACAGCACGTTCCACCGGTTCGAGTACGGTCTCCTTCGTGGCCACTGCGTTCCGAATAAGCGTGTCGTGATCCTCGGTATTTACGCAAGCTCGGAGACCTTCGCCGGAACCGATCGGCTCTCCCTCCAGGTCACGAAAGACGCTATATCTTTCCTCTCGCGGTCGAAAGAACTCGGTCTTAAGGACTACGCTATCGTCTTCGAAGGAGACCGACTTTTCGGTACACCTTTCCTAAGCCAGTGTCGAATGGTAGCACCGACAGATATCCTTATAGTAAAGGCTTCCAGCCAGACCTTAAAGCGCCGACACATCGAGAGAGCCGACGATCAGACAGCCGAGTGGTGTAGGTCTAGGGCTGTAAAACTCGATAATATTCAGAAGGTATTTAAGGAAGCCGAACTCTTGGAGAACGAGAGTCGAGAGGATATGGCCAAGATAGTAAAGACCATACTGGCTAGGCTTTACGTCGATTAAAAATTATGCAAAAAAGTTCTTTCCTTTTTCGGATCGCCGCTAGATATTACCAAGTGTAAGACGCGAACCTTAAAAGGGAGGAGCTTAAATGCTCGATAATGCCGATAATCAAAACGGCTGGCGTCCTGGACAGTCTATAGAGGACTATCACAGCGACCGCTCAGCAAGTTCCCGCTCTCAGATCGTAGACGTAATTGAACTTTCCCCACTGGCTTACTACGAGAAAACGATCCTCGGGAACCAGCCCGAGAGGAAACAAACTCCCTCTCAACGCTTCGGCAACCTCGCACATTGCGCAATCCTCGAAGGGCCTACGTTCTTCGATAGGCACATCGTTGCGCCGAAGTTCGAAGGGAAGGGGAGTAAGGCTCTAAAGGATCAGTGGAAGCTCGATAACGTCGGTATGATTTCGGTAACGCAGCAAGAACTCGACGACCTCGAACGCATGTGCGAGAACGTCTATAAGCACGAGGACGCAGCGGCTTTACTGAGAGACGGTATCGCGGAGCAGTCCGGATACTATACCGATCCGCAGACAGGGCTTGCGCTTCGGTTCCGCCCCGACTATTACGTCCCAGAAAAAGGAATCCTGGTCGATCTTAAGACCGCCGACAGCGTTCGGGAGGAGGATTTTTCCCGTTCGATTTGGAACTACCGTTACGACTTTCAGATGGCCATGTATGCCGAAGGTATCGAAATCCTCGACGAGGAACCGATCCGTTACCACGCGATGATCGTTGTCGGTAAGACAGCTCCCTTCGACGTTGCGGTTTACCTGCTCGACAGGCCCTCTCTCGAAGTCGGACGCCGCGACTATCGCAGGGCTCTCGACCTGATTAAGTCCTGCACTGACGCAAGCAAGGCCGATCCAAACTACAAGTGGCCGAGTTATCAATCGAACATGAAATTTATCTCTCTCCCTTACTGGGCGATGAAAGGACCAATCGTATGAGCATCGTTAAAGCTTCCAGCGCAGTTGTCGAAATCGAGCAGAGTAAGGCCGTCCAGGTTATCCAGGGCAAGCTTATCGTCGCGAAGAACTTCCGCCGAAATCAGAAAGATGTTTTCGACCAAATCATGGCCGCTTGCGAAAGACCTTCCCTTGCTCGGATCGCTCACTACGCCCTTCCTAGGGGGAAACAGACCATAACCGGGCCGTCGATCCGACTCGCGGAAGCGATCGCGCAGCTCTATGAGAACATCGAGTACGGCGCTCGCACTCTCGAAAGCGGCGATAAACAGACAACGTGCGAAGCGTTCTGCTTCGATATGGAGAAGAACTTCTCGAAGGTCGATACCTTTATCGTCCGACACGAGCGCAAGGCTAACGGAGCTGTCCGTGCGGTTACTGATCCGACCGAACTGTCGGAGCTTATCGAGAGTGCCAAGGCTCGGCGTATGCGGAACTGCATTCTCGGAGTCGTTCCCCGTGATATCGTTGACGCCGCTTCGGAGCGTTGCCGAGAGGTCTTAGCGGAAGGAACTAAGGTCGAGCTGTCTCCCCGTATCCAACGCATCCTGGACGCATTTAAGCGCCACGGAGTCTCGAAGGAGCTTATCGATACTCGGCTCGGGTACGACGCTGCGGAGATGTCAGGAGACGATATCGCCGACCTCCAGGCGATCTTTAACTCCGTGAAGGAAGGAGCCCGAGTTGATGATTACTTCGGGGACAACCAGCCGGAGCCCACCCAGGTAAGCCCGGAGCAGGAGAGGTCGGAGCTGAACGCCCTGTCTGCGAAGCTCCACGGAGTCCGTCGATGAGCAACTCCAGACGGGAAAGGATCGATACTTTCCAGACCTATATCAATAGGATTTGCTTCTGTTTACAAGACCTAGGCGACGCTGCAGGATCGTTCGCGGCTAGAGAGTTATGTGCTGAAAGGATGGGGTTCGTCGATTACGCGGATTTAGTTCGAGCGTGCAAGGTAAAAGTCGGGCAAAAGACTATGGATAAAGCCCGAGCCCTGGATGATGAACTCTATCGCCGGGTTAAGGATGCTGAAAAGAAGGTCTTTGTCATCATCCCTGTAAAGAAGGAGGTTATCGATAATGGCTAGTAAGCTTATAAAACTCGGGTACGTTCAGTTCGTCCCAGTCGTATATCAGGCGATCGATAGGTCCACCTTTAAGAAGGGAACCCCGAAGCCTCCGCCAGCTCCGAAGCCGGTTCCCCCTCCCGTGTCCGAGGCTTTTCGGGAAGCTGAAAAAGAGCGGTTCCTCTCGATTGTAAAGAGAGCCGCGAAGCTCTCGAAGCGGCACGGGCATTACGTTTCGCACTCCGCAGCTCTAGACGGTATCGCTTATCGCTTACGCGCTGGGAACTACGCAGGGCTTAACTCCTTGCTAGACCTTGCGCATCCGGATAAGTATCCTTGGTCCGAGGCAATCGAAATCAAGGACGACCTGTTGGAGGTATCGAGCGTTGTCTACCACTAATCCTATAGGGCTCGACTCGTTCGCAGAAAAGGTCTTAGACTTTCGACGCGGCCAAGTGAAGACTCTAGTTTTTCTCGATAGCGTTGATTTACTGATCGACGAAGTGCGTCGTTCGAGGCATATTTTAGGTGAGCTTACTCACCCGAAGGAGAACATAAGCATGGATCTTTTAACGACCACTCAGAACGTAGTCCGTTCCCTTAAGAACTGCACATACGAGCAGAAAATCGAAGTCCTGGAGCTGGCTCGGAAGCAGTTCGACCTCTCGGAGAAGGCGGCCCAAGCGACCGCTGCGGCTCCGTCAACAGCGTCAACAACCACAACGAACGCGGAAGGGCAAGCGGTCCAGTAAGTCCGTATTGCCAAACGTGATCCTGGTTGATAGTCTCCTCGTAAAATCATGCGAGGAGACCGACTTATGTTATCCGTCTCGACTTCCATCGACGCCGACCTAAGGCGCGCCTTAGACTCCCGTTACCAGGGACTCCTCGTACTTCCCGATAACTTCGAACCTTCGAAAAAGTGGGCTCACCTCGCGGTGCTGCTCGAAGCCCTTGCGTTCGACTTCGAGCCTCAAATCCGTTGGCTCGATAGCTGCGTTTGGGCGATAAAGATCGCGGGAGCCTGTGAAGTTTTTGCCGATAATGGACAGCTTCAAAGGGCTGTCGTGACTGCTTTCCTCAATAGCCTGTGTGGAGTTCCGACCGATGATAAATCTAATGTGTCAGATGCCCGAGCCGACCGATGCGACGAGCCTTTATCGGGGAGTGGGCCCGCTCCAGTCTCTCGTCCGGAGCTGGGGCAACTTATCGGTGCAAGTCGGACAGCCGATGAACTGGGCGTCTCTCAAGGGCGTGGACGCGGTATTCCTCCAGAGACCGGCCCTAGAGAACCACGTCAAGATGATAAGCATGGCAAAGGCAAATCGTAAGCAGGTCTGGATCGATTATGACGACTGGCTTTACGGGGTTCCGCTCTTTAATAAGGCGAGCCGTATTTACAACAACCCGGCCATACAGAACAACATGAGCACAATGCTGGCGAAGGCGGATATCGTCTCGGTGTCGACTCCTTTCCTCCAGGAGCAGGTAAGGTCGATCATCAGGCGTATCGCGAAGGGAGCGCAGAGCGAGCCCGGTCTCCTGCTCGATCCTTCGAAGGTCGTGGTGGTTCCGAACGCCTACGATATGGACCTGATGAACCCGTTGACCGAGGCCGCTAAACCTCCTCACCAGAATAAGATCGTCGCTTGGCGTGGGAGCGGGACTCACGATAAAGACCTCCTCTGCGTAACGCCGGCCCTTAAGGAGGCGATAGGGAAGCACCTGGATTGGACTTACAACTTTATCGGGGAACCGTTCTGGCTCACCATTGAGATGCTGGACGAAGTGCCAGGTATTAAAGACTCGAACGTGATCCTTACGGAGACGATCGATCCTATCGACTATCTAGGGTTCCTTGAAAAGACCAGACCGGCCCTGATGATAGTTCCCCTCGACGACTGTCCCTTCAACCGCTCGAAGTCTAATATCGCCTGGATCGAAGCAACCCATGCAGGTGCGGTTACGCTGGCTCCTGATTTCGAGGAGTGGCGCCGCCCCGGTATCATCAATTACACCGACTCGAAGGACTTCGAAGTTAAGCTCGACAGCTTCCTTCGAGGAGAACTCGATGGCGGATACCAGTGGCGCCAGAGTCGCGACTTCATCAAAAATACCCTTACCCTTACGAAGGTCAACGAACGCCGACAGGACATCATTAACTGTCTCGTCGAGAAGTGTCCGATAGGCCCTGTCGCTGAGAAGTGGGACGTAATTTAAAGGAGGATTTATGGACGAGTTTAAAGAAGGTGACACCGTTTATCTAAAGACAGGCTCTCCCGCGATGAAGGTCGATCGGGTATGGAGCAACGCGGATAAGACGGTTCAAGGCGCAACGTGCGAGTGGTTTATCGAGGACGAGCAGAGGTCGAGCAACTACCTTTTTACCGAGCTGACTTCGGTCGCCCCGAACCCTTAAGGAGTCTTCGATGACGATCTTTTCCGCCGTAGAGGACAACCTCGGGAGACCTTTAAATCGAGCCGAGAGACGGAGTTATCTTTCGAGGGTTAAGAAGGAGAACGCTGCTTTTCCGAAGTATCTTGTGCCTGTCGATATACCAGAAAAGTATCGGGGTGACGCGAAGTTCCCTGTCGAAGCGTGGAGGAGCCGACAGTTCCTTGTGCAGGTATTCGATAAGGGCGGAGATATGATCCGGATGAGCGTAAATCGAACCGACGCGAACCTCGGGGAACGCTGGGCGGATAAGATAACCTGGGACGAGCTCCAAACCTTGAAACGCGAAATCGGTCGAGGAGAGCTGGAAGGGTTCGAGGTTTATCCAGCCGACAGCGAGATCGTAAACGATGCGAATATGAGGCACCTATGGATTTTCAAGGGCAACAAAAAGCTGCCGTTCGGCTTCCATCAGGATCGAAGGTCTCCCGAAGCGCAAGCTACGATATAAAGATCAGGAGGAACATCGTCTCTCGGTTCGGAGACGAGTTCCCCCCGACTGCGCAGGTCTTAATCGAGCATTGCCTTGCTCGAAGCCAACAGAACGGGTGGCTTACCTTCGCGGTTCCGGATCTTCCGCCGAGCGTGAATAAGCTCTACGCGACGTTCAAGGGCAAGCGGATCTTATCGAGCGATGCGAAGCTCTTTAAGAAGTTGGTGGCTGTCGGTATCGGAGCAGGAAAGTCAACGTGGAAGCCGAAGGGAGCAGTGATGGCGATGATCTTTTATCAGAGTCCTCACTGGCTTACTAAGCGCGATACGATCCGCGATATGGACGGGGATAACCGGGTAAAAGCCCTATTCGACGCTATCCAGGAGACGACCAACGTGCGCGATTGCACGAACTGGGAGTTCCATTGTTATAAGGTCGCTTCGGGCATAACCAGGACTACCGTTTACTTATTCGATTTAGGCGATGTGATCCAGTTCTATCCGACGTAGTAAAGAAAAAATGTGTGGGTCTTTTATTCCATTAAACGGCGTGATAGTCTCAGACGTATCACGGGAGGTAATACAAATGTCCGTCTTGAAAAAAGTCGAGGTCTCGAACGTCCACCATGCTCTGAGTCGCGCTGTCGATTCTGAGAAGAACCGCGTGGCTCTCGTGAACGCGAACTTTAAAGTCGATCCTCTCCGGAAGGAGAGCGCGGAAGGTCTCTGCGAGAAGAACGGGACGACTCTTTCCGCTTACCTTCGCGAGTGCGTGAACATCCTGCTCCTCGACTATTTGGGTCCGAAGGAAGCAGCTAAGATGGGCATCGCAGCCACCGAATAACCTTCATTGAGAGGCAGCGTTTGAGCAGTGACGACCTCCCGCCGAAAGACGGAGAGAAGAAAAAGTCACTACGGCTTGTAAAAGACGGCGACGAAAACAAACCTGCTCCCTCCGCGAAGCCCTCCCCCGACAGCATTAGGCAGCTCTATATGGCCAGTGACCATATCGAGTGGACTCCTTTTGCCAAAAGCATGGGATGGCAATCCGCTTCGAGTCGATCCGGTCTCCCAGTCGAGGAGTGGATAAAACAGAAGCGCGATGTGTTCGCGAAAGAGCAAGCCGAAACTATTGCAGAGGCCGTATTTAAACATCGTGGTCGGTGGCATTCGGACGTTCTCAAGACGTTGACTGAATACCCGGAAGCCAACGATGCGATGCTTGGTATTCTGAAAAAGCGGCTCAACGATATTATCCAGACGATCAACGAAGACGAGCAGAAAAAGCAGCAAGCTAAGATTACCGGGCTCGAAGCTTACTCGGCTTTTAAAGCGATAAAGTCAAGCGAACTCCTGTCGCTAGCGGCGGCGATTAAGGTCGCTACTGAGTCGAAGCACAAGTCCCTGATGATCAACGACTGGTCTTTCAAGGTCGCGGAGACGTTCTCCGATCCTGCGCAGTTCCACGTCGAGCAGGAAAAGATCGAGAACGCCGAGTGGAAGGTTACGATCAGAGGAGGGGAGAACCTTTCCTCGAAGCAGATAACGAAGATGATGTCCGACTGGTACGATAAGCCGTCGCTCCCTCACACTTTCGACGAGGTAAAGAACTCAGCGGAAGGGGAGCCGGATGCCTGATTTAAGCATCGCTCCTTGGCAGTACGCAGCGATATATAACCCCTTCCAACACTTCGCGATGTACGGCGGCGTTGCTGTCGGTAAGACCTACACCGGTTCCCACTTCTCGATCCATCACATCACTGAGCACCCGCAGATGACGGGTTTAATAGGCGCAAACACCTATGACCAGCTCTCCCAGGTTGTTCTCCGAGCCTTCTTTTCTTGGCTGGAGGAGTACGACCTCGACTACGTTGTGGACTGCATTCCGCCGAAATCATGGGGTCAAAAACGGGCTTTAAAAAGCTATAAGAACACCGTTTCGATCTTTAATCGAAGGACCAACCGTTGCACCCTGATCTTTACCAGGACGCTCTCCGATCCGGATGCGCTCCGTGGTATCGAAATCAGTTGGTACTGGCTCGACGAGACTCGCGATACTTCCCAGGCAACCCATGACGTTGTTATTTCGCGTATGCGTGAAACGAAAGGCTATATTAAGGGCCTGATCACGACCACGACCAACGGAGAGGACTGGTCTTATAAGCGCTTCGTTCTCGGGCAAAACGCCTCTCGGATCTATGGATCCATGCACGTTCCGACGATGGCATCGGTCGAGCTGGGCATTATCGACCTCAACTACTACAACACGATGGCCGCTTCCTATTCGCCTCTGATGGCGCTGCAAGAACTCGAAGCAAAACACATCAACGTCTTCGGCGGAAAAGCTTATTACGCTGCTTCGGATAAGAATCGACAGGGCCGCGCGCCGTGGGGAGCTTCGTTTCCGGATCGCGATATGGACCTTATTATCGGCTGTGACTTTAACTTTGCTCCTGCTCCGCTGGTCTGGATGGTCGGACAACGTGGGCCGAATACCTTCGGGCCGAATGGGGAATATTGGTACGATCACATTCATTGGTTCGGAGAACTTTCGGGGCGAGAGATGTCGAGCGTTGCCATGACTCTTTACCTTCTCCAGTCGTATCCGGACTTCTTTTATCGGATCTACGGCGACGTGTCGGGCGGTATCGGAACGACCTCGAACGCAGGCGTTACCGACTACGATCAGATCGCAGCGACTCTAGCAGACGCAGGCGCTCGGTTTACGGTCGACTTTCACCAGCTCGATGAGGAGGAGAGTCGAGCGAACCCGAGAGTCCGAACCCGAGTCGAGAACATGAACTCTCGTTTCTGCAACGCGATGGGCGAAATCAGACAGACCTATGATCCTGCTCGCTGCACTTATTTCGACGGTGACGTGAAGATGGTCGGCTGGAAGTCGGTCACGTCTTCGGGCCGAGGTAAGCTCGACGATGGTGGAGATGGAGACCGAACCCACGCATCGGATGCCGCCGGTTACGCAGTCTTTAAGCTCTTTCCTCCTGGTCGCCAAGCGGAAATTATCGAGTCTTTGCCGTCGCAACTTCGCGAGGAATATGATCTTATGAGGCAACCATGAATCACAAATCGGAATACGATATGAGAAAAATAGCGGTGACTGGCGGCTTCGGTTTTATCGGCACGAACTTCGTAAAATACTGGCTTCGTAAATACCCGAGAGACACGATCCTTATCATGGACGCCGAGACTTACGCATCGGACTCGACCGGAGTTCTGTCCTATATCGGCGCGAACGACTGCTCGGCTCGGGTGTTCTTCGAGAAGGTCGACATCAGGGATCAGGCTGTCGTTGCCCGAGTGCTGCAGCACCACCACCCGGAGGTTATCTTTCACTTCGCCGCGGAGTCTCACGTCTGCCGTTCGATAGCGGGCCCTAAGGACTTCATGACCACAAACATCATGGGAACCTGGAACCTCCTGGAGGAATGGCGCCAGCTCCACGGGGGAACTCCGAACCGTCCCTTTATCCACGTCAGCACGGACGAGGTATTCGGAGAGCTAGGATTCTTAGACGAGCCCTTTTTCGAGGAGAGCCCGATACGTCCCCGGTCTCCCTACGCAGCTTCCAAGGCTTCGAGCGACCTGATCGCTCTGGCTTACTTCGAGACTTACGGAACCCAAGTCCGGGTAACGAACTGCTCGAATAACTTCGGCCCTCACCAGCACCACGAAAAGCTCCTCCCCCAGACCTTCCGAAGCTTCCTAGCTCGGAAGCCAGCGATCCTTTTCGGAAGCGGTGCTCAGATGCGCGACTGGCTTTTCGTGGAGGATCATTGCGAAGCGATCGAGACGGTATTCCTTCGGGGAGAGAACGGGCTTAGATACTGCATAGGGGGAGAGAAGGAGCTGACAAATTATCAGTTCGTTAAGGCTGTCCACGATGTCATGTTGAACCTCGGGCTTACCGAGGGACCGTTTCACGTGGAACATAATGTCCTCGCTAGGCCCACGGATGACCTTCGATACGCTATCGACAACTCGGTTATCAGGGCTTTAGGTTGGTCACCTAATCCACAGAATTTTGTCCAAAAATTAAGCGATACCGTGCGGTGGTACGCCGAGGAGGTAGGTTTCAATGTCCTTTGAGTTCGAACCAGTCGATGCAATTAAGGGAGCTTTTATCGGACTTCGAAAGGTCCACTCGGACTCTCGGGGGAACTTCTCGGAGCTTTACCGGGAGGGCTGGATCGACGAAGCGATAGGCGCTAAGTTTGTGCAGCAAAATCAGTCCTTCTCGGATCACGGAGTCCTTCGGGGTATGCACCTGCAAGCGGAGAACCCTCAAGGGAAGCTCGTGACCTGTCTCTACGGGGAAGTTCTCGACGTGATCGTTGACCTCCGGCCCGACTCTCCGACCTTCCTTAGATCGCTCGCTCTCCGGCTTAACTGGGAGAGGGGGGAGTCTCTTTACTCCCCGCCAGGATGCGCGCACGGGTTCTTGGTTCTTTCCCGACATTCCATCGTCCACTACAATTGCACGAGTTTTTACGAACCTGCTTTTGACGGCGGCGTGGCCTGGGACTCTCCCGAAATTGTGGAGAACTTCGGCGTACATACTCGTCCAAATTTGAGTGCGAAAGATCGAGTTTTACCCACAATCCAGCAGTACCTAAGGAGTTTGGAGAATGTTGACGACCACGAATAACAACGGCTACGCCGAGCCGACCGCAGAGGTTCCGGAGTCCGAACTCGACGAGATGTTGTATGCCAGACACGCCGAAATTAAGTCGTGGGACGACCTTGCCCAACAGCGCGGAACGCCTATTCCTGCGCTATTCAACCAGTTCTATAAGTTCATTCAGAATCCCTCGACTGTCTCGGTCGAGACGTTTAAGCGGATGGTGGATACCGACGACACGATCGGCTCGGGTATCGACTTCCTTACGACGTGCCTCGCGGCTCGTATCGGTCGATATGAGCACCCTAATAAGGAAATCGAGGACTGGGTTAATCGGGCTTTAGAGAGTATCGCTGGCGGTTTTACCAACGCTATGAAGGAGCTGCTCGGCGCTTCGTGGGCTGGTTTTATGGTGCAGGAAAAGGTCTGGGGTAACGATGACGAACTCGGGTTCGTTGTGAAAAAGCTCGTCACCCTTCCACCGGGCTCCCTTCTTTTCGAGACTGAAAGGACTGGAGAGCTGACGCCTGACGGTATCCTTCAATACCAGCGGAACTATAACCCGGCCAACCTCGCTTATGGGGTATCGACTCTTTTCGGCTTTTCCGGGGGTTCTAAGGGTTCTTCGAACGATCCTTTCGCTCGGTTCGGCGATATGCCTTTCCCGATCCGGAGCGCGAATACCTATTCTTACCTTTCCATCAGGATACCGACTGAGAAGTGTATCCACTACGCTTTCGACGCGGCTGGAAAGATGGGGAACCCTTACGGCCGGTCTCTCCTTCGTCGAGCTTATAAGTGGTACGTGATGAAAGACGGGTTCCTCCAGATGCTCTCGGTTGCTCTCGACCGGAAGGGAACTCCGCTTACTATCGTCTACGCCGATCCGAACACAACCGTCGGCAACCCGGCCCAGAACGTCCCGAACGCGAAGGGTAAGAATATAGGGGAGAGAGCAGACCAAGCGGCAGCAAGAGCCTTT